GATACACTGATGTTGTATCGCACAGCTAAGCAACTTTTTAAAGACAGCCGTGAAAGCTTGGGTAGCCGTGAATTAATGAAAAAACTGAATCAGCATGGCTTCGCTATTGGTCGTTATAAAACGCGTTCCATCATGCAAAGGCTTAACCTTGTCGTTAGGCAGCGCGTAGCTTACAAGGTAACAACACAGCGCGATAAACGTCATTTGGCTGCGCCGAATTTAGTCAGTATGGACTTTAACCCAGAACGGCCCAACCAAGTATGGGCGGGTGATATTACCTACTTAAAAACGGCACAGGGCTGGATGTATTTAAGCGTGGTCATGGATCTTTATTCGCGGCGTATTGTTGGCTGGTCGATCAGTAAACGCATGACGACAGACTTAGTTTTAAAGTCATTGCAACAAGCTTATTGGCTAAGAAAGCACCCTAAGGGAGTTATCTTCCATAGCGACCGCGGTTCGCAATACACCAGTAAAAAGCTAAGGAAAGCCTTAGTCAGAATGGGTATAAAGCAATCAATGGGCGACACAGGCGCTTGCTGGGATAATGCAGTAGTTGAACGCTTCTTTGGAAGCTTAAAGCATGACTGGATATTAAAAGTCCATCACGCAACTTACGAAGAAATGGTTGCGGATGTTACGGCTTACATGAAGTATTATAACGTAAAAAGGCTTCATACAGCTAACGGGGATGTGAGCCCTGTTGAGTATGAAAATTATCAATTAAAAGTGTCCACTTGGACTTGACCAGTACACAGGCTGTCTTCTTTCAGGAAGTGGCCATAGGATCTGCGGATCACTTCACCAACTTTTTCGATCTTCTCTCCGCCCATACAGAGGTGATTGAATCGACTGTGCTTTCTCAGCATCTCATCAACTGGCCCAGAGTAAACCTTATCCACGACACCGAATCGAAGGATCTTCGCAGTATCAGCTTCAACCAGGCAGATAATCTTCCCCTCGGTCAATCTGTCACGCCAGGTAACGCCTGAACGCATAGTGTTGAAGTAGGGGGTATCCAGACCGATGATCGGTTTTCGAAATGCCAGCAGCGGTACGTATCTGGCACAGCTGTTCAGGTGGAAGTTAACGCCGGCGTCACGCAACTTGAGTCGGGTCTCGTTGATGTTGCACTTCGAGGCTATGCCACACAGGCTGCAGAGAACCTTCTCGTTGCTCAGTGTGGAGTTTGATTCTATGGTGTAGGTTCCGTCTTCCAGACGGCGTACCCAACGTGTGCGTTTTAAGTCCATGTTCTCGTTTTAGTGATTGTTGACCGGAACCACGATAGCTTACTAGGCACACCTGTAATCGCAAATGCCTGTTTTACTTATCCACTTATCCACTGGTTAGATCCCAATAATAAGATCCCTATACAGATCCCTATATAGATCCAAAGAGATCCCCGATCGCCGCAGGCCGCGCCACGCCTGGGCTAAGGACCGATCCGTGTATGCTGTCAGCGGTAAACGATATGCTGTCAGCGGTACGGTATATGCTGCCAACGGTTTTGTGTATGCTATCAGCGGTAATTGACGTATGCTGTCAGCGGTTAGAACCAAAAGGTATCCACATGTCCACAAAAAAGAAAAAAGAGAGTGAAATCAAAGAAATACCTGAAGATAACGAAATTCTTGAGGAAGATGCTCTCAATTTGTACACAGGTGACTTAGTTCCTAACAGCAACAACACGGTGCAGCCAATCGCTTTAATGCGTCTTGGCCTCTTCGTGCCGACACTCAAAGGAACGAAGAATAGCTCTCGCAACAAGTCCAACATGATCGACGCATCCAGGGAGCTTGTCCAGCTTGAAGTCGCGCGGTCAGAGGGTTATTCAAACATTAAAATCACCGGTCCGCGGCTGGATATGGATCATGACTTCAAAACCTGGGTTGGTGTTGTTCGCTCTCTGGCTGAATACGGCGAGCCAACAGGGCGCGTAGAGCTGAGCATCACGAAGTTCGCCAAGTTCTGCGGCTACCCGTCCTCGCAGATCCGCAAGACCCTGCGAGACCGCCTGACAAACAGCCTGCTCAAGATCATGCGCACGACGTTGTCGTTCCAGCGCACTCATGAAGAGAAGAACGTCGACGACACCAACAAGATATCCCTGTTGATGGTTCACCTCATAAACAGCGTTGATTACAACGAGAAGAAAGACTCCATTGTCTTTTATGCTGAACCTAAGCTGTCTGAGCTCTATCGCTTTGACCACAAAGTTCTGCTGCAGTTGAAGGTCATCAACAAGCTCCCGCGCAAAGAGACGGCACAGGCGCTGTATACTTTCATCGAAAGTCTTCCTCCTAAGCCGGCACCGGTATCTCTTGCCCGGCTGCGCGCCAGGCTCAATCTGAGCACGCGCAACGTCAGCTCGCAAAACCAGACTATCAGGAACGGATTGAAGTCACTGCAAGAGCTGGGCTATCTCGAATATAGCGAGGTTAAGCGTGGCCGTTCTGTCTACATCCAGATCCACAGTCGTAACCCAAAACTGAAAGTCACATCGAGCAAACCCGAGAAGCCAGAGGCGCCTAAGCAGGCAGAAGAAGCGAAGGGTGAAATTGATGCGAAACAGAACCTCAAAAACAAAATTTCTGAGCTGTCGCAGAACCTGACGCCAGAGAATATCAAGCTGATCGAGATACTCACCAATAGCCTCAAGTTGCTTTGATACGCTGTCAGCGGTTCAACATATGCTGTCAGCGGTTCTTTTGTCTCAATGTATGCTGTCAGCGGTAAAAAGTATGCTGTCAGCGGTACATTTCCACTATCTGCGGTCTTTATAAATCGACATGGCTAACGTCTAAGAGCAACTGTTGCCCTATGAATGTATGCTGTCAGCGGTGAAAGATATGCTGTCAGCGGTAAAACGTATGCTGTGAACGGTACAAGGTATGCTGCCAGCGGTAATTCACTGGCAACGTATGCTGTGAGCGGTAATTCAGCACTGAATTAGATATCCTGAAAACGGGCGACGCAGTCGTTGATTTGCGCCAGGCCCGTGTAGATAACAATATGGCTTCCCCAGTGGTCACTAACCTGCTAACCCGCATGAATGCTAGGTTAGTGGTTACTAACAAATGTTATTCCGTCACACTTAAAACGCGCTGCAGAAACATCGGTTAGTGAATCTGCTTGAGCAAACCCCAAAGCGTTTGTGCTTTCGATGTGAGTTTCCCGGTTTCAGGATCAAACATGCGCCATTCCCGACGCTGGTGGATGATGTAACCGTCTTCACGTTCCAGACGCTCCAGCATGTCCGGTTTTCTGAAGCCTTTCGCTCTCCAGTAGCCGCTTGTTTTCTCAATCTCAAGACCAGTCATTGTGAGAGCCATTAACCAACCTCCTTACATCCGTCGAAAAAGAAACTTTGGTTTTTGCTATGAACGCCGTAGACGTCGTGGGATTTGTTGTAGATAAGCTTGTCCTCGCCAACGCCAACCAGTTTACCGTTGCGTTTAGCCAGATATGGAGATGAGAGAACCTCATCGCCGCGGACGACATAGAACTGATCTCCGCTATCAACGACCAGCGCGCCGAAGTCAGCTTTAGTAGGTCTGCTGATTTGATCATTTTTCACCTGCGATACGGTCATATCGCATTGGTAAATTCGGGTATCCGCCAGCAGAGAGAAGGATAGGGCGGCCAGCAGTAGCGTTATTTTTCTCATACCACTATCTCTGTGTAGACCTGTGCTGTAGAGGTGACGACCAGCACCAGTGCGAGCATGTTCACAGTGGTTCCGTTGACAGGAGACAGAGCTTTCTTGAGTGTCCCGATCATCAGGCAGTCCAACATAAACAGTATTGAAAAGATGAGTAACAGGATATCTATGTATATCTTCATAATAGGTAAATACTAACTTATCTATTTTGAGCTGTAAATGGCTCCGGAAGAGCGCTAAGGCCTGGAACTCCCTAAAGATGGCCAGTCCAGAGCCATTCACCATAAGCAGTGGCTAAGCATCACTTTCAGTACTGGCAGATATCCAAACTAATATTTTCATGTGTTTCTCCTTTGTGGTGTATGTACTTACTTATTATTCAGATCGAGATAAGGGGAGCAATCGTCCTGTTCAGGTGATGGCTCATCTATTAGAGCAATGACCTCGCGCAGCTGAGCGGCCCATTCAGGCTCAGGTAAGCCTTGGGCGATTTCTGCGTCGATAACATCGAGCGCGGCATTGGCCGCATCCCAGAGCCTCTTCACTTTGATTCTTCCTTCACCAGCCACCAGGCGTCTACGATGGCTACCTGGTAACTACGTGGCACTGTCACATTTGACGTTGGAATTGGGATTAATTTCATATTAGTAACCAAGTTGTTTTCTTATTGGTGATAATAAACAAAATATAAAGGCGTCCAATGGACGCCCTGTGATTACGCTTCTTCTGTTTCGGCTGAAGCAGACTCTTTAGCTCGACGTTCGTCGATCGCCTGTAGCGCCGCAATGATCTCCGGAAGGGGCTTATCACGATACATATCGACGATCTGCGATTTGGTGTACTTCTTGTCGCCAATCTCTACGCGGCCGCTGGCATTCTTTGGCAGGTATCCTTCTTCGAGCATGTGCTCAACCAGTGACTCGATAACGTCCAGACCGCGGGTCGGGTCGAAGTAGAATTTCCATGAGCATTTGCCGAATGGCGGTGCCACTTTGTTTTTGATGCACTCGGCGCCAACGTCCTGACCGATCTTATCTTTGCCATCCTTCATGACAGAAGCGCCAAGACGAATACGTACTGAGGCGTAGAACTTCGGAGAATCACCACCAGGGGAGGTGGTTGGATCGCCAAACATCACGCCGATTTTTGTACGAACCTGGTTAAGGAAAATAATGCAGGCATTGTACTTGCGCGCCCAGAGCGCCAGCGTCGGAAAGTTGGCGCTCGTAGCACGAGCCAGGGCCGTATTGTCGTTCATGTTTAGCTGATCTTTATCCTTCGCTGTACCTTCCGCCATTTTGTCGAACTTCTCGGCTTTGGAGTTTGGCACCATTGACGCAAGGGAGTCGGCTACGATGCAAATAGGGGCGTCTGCGGGGATCAGCTCTTCGTCCCGCACCAGTTTCAGGATGGTGCCGATCAGCTCAACCGATTCTTCGAACGTGTCCGGCTGCTTATAGACCCACTGGCCGTCATCCTCATCCGCATTCAGCCCGTTTGCCACCGCCAGACCAACGTCAAAGCTGTTTTCGTGGTCGAGGAATACAGCCAGACCCTCCTGTTTCTGAGCGGAGACCATGGCGGCCGTCGCCAGGAATGTGTTGTGGCTGATAATCCCGTTAGACCAGAAAGAGTGTGTTTCCGGCATCGCTACGTCGAACGTTGGTGCTTCACCTTCCTCAATAGCCACGACTTCGTCGTAGAACAAGTTAGAGTCAATTACCGCTGCCAGTTGTGCAAACAGATGCTCGTTAAAACGATTCTTTCTGCCAATGAAGGAGACATAGATTTCTCGCAGTTTGTCTATTCCGACACGATCGCCGCGGCCAATAACGTGATCTACCAGAACGTAGTCTTTACGAGAGGTCTTGGTGAGTGACTCGTAGAGTGATTTCACTAAGCCGCTGATGTGCGGAACGTAGCCTAAATAAGTGCGGTCAAAACTAATGTCCCGTTTGGTTGCCACTGCTAAACGAGCCGGAGACTCGAACCCAATCGTTGACAGGAAAAGGTCGTAGTTAGAGCCACTGAATGACAGCCGGTAATATATGTTTTTATAACCTGCGACGTGTTTTTCAGAGATAGTTGACGTAATCCCCAGATTCAGGAGCATGAGGCGAATTTGCTGTAGCAGCAGCCCACTCGCGCTCACAACCTCAATGCAGCGACCATCATTGACGTGGCATTCCAGCTCAAAGTAGCCGCGAAGGAATGCAATTTGAGCCTCGCTATTGGCGCGACGCACACTCAACGGAACCTGCTTGCCAGCAGCTTTCTCATACTCCAGACCATATTCTTTAAAAAGCAGCGAACGCACCTCTTTGCTAAACAGCACATGGTCTTCCGAGCCGTTATGTTTTCTCGTAACTGGCATCTTGTCTGATACCAGCGAAATGAGGCGGTAGTACTCATCCTTGATGAATGGATCTGTGTTAGAAAAATGCACCGAATTTTCAGAGGCCACGTATCCGTCAGCAATTAAATAGCCCATCAGTTTTGCGATATTGGCATCCAAGTGCTGATCGCCGAATTGATGTGTGCCAACCATTGAAGGAATCGTGTCGCCTACACTGATTTTTTCAGCATACCGCCAGACGATATTGCCTAAGTCGTCAACCACACGAATTGGGTGACGGAACGTAGCCTCGATGTAACCCCCTGATGCCAGCTTAATGCGCTTGAATTTGCGACGGTTGTTCCATGTCAGGTGTGAGGTCTTCTCTATCACGCCATTTTCATTGATGAGTCCAACGTTATGCTCTACATCGCGAGTAGTGCATGTTGCTTTGTGCCCCTCAATCTCAAACAGTTCTTTCACTGTTACCATTCCACGCTCCGTCAGCAGCATGGTGTCTGCGGTAACACATTTCCCCGCACTTGGCGGCCCAAAGATCTCAACGATACGTCCGCTTGGGAAACCGCCGTCATAGCGCCCAGAGATGGCTTTATTCAGCGGAGGGAAGCCGGAATCAATCCAGTGTGAAACCTTTTGGATCTCGTCATTGCTGCCGATTTTCTTTTTTAATGCCATTGCCAGTGCTGATTTTCCTTTTGCCATTCTTAGGCTCCTTTTGTCTCGTTGATGCGTTTGGAAGCGGCGGCTTCATCAAACTTTATTGCGTCGTGGTTGAGGTGTTTGGCCATGCGGGAGAGGATCTTGACGACCTGTTCGCTAATCAGCCCGTACTCTCGTTCTGTCACGCTCATGCCGGCCGCGCCGAGAATGCGCGGTAGTGCAACAACGGCATGTTCTCCATGGAAGAAGACAATCTCCTTAGCCAGCATCGTAGGCGTGGTCGTATTGCCGTTGATGAGTGATTTCAACATCAGCAGTACCTCTCAAAAGGCAAAACGAACACATCCAGATCTTCCAGGAATGACCGGAAGTTCAGCTCATGGCAGAGCAGTTCGAAGGCTTTCAAATCACGTGCGCCTTTTATCTTTTCAATTTCGCTGGGTGGGAACTTGGTATCGATGAGGTTCATCAGCGTCATGTTGCGTTTGAAGGCTTCCAGCATCCGGCAGCCGGTCTTCTCGTTGAAGGCATTTTTGGCCAGTTTGTTGAATGCCGTTTTGTATCGGCCTTTATTGATGACGATCGAGCCGTCGTTAATGCCGCGCACCATAGCGGCGACGCTTCCCCATTCGTGCAGCAGCTCCTTGGCGCCACCGTCACCAATCCCGCCTACACCTTTGATGTTGTCGGAGGTATCCCCTTGCAGAGCTTTGGCTTCGAGGAAAGCACGAGGAGTAGGCAGACCGATCAGCTCAGGGAACTGCTCAAAGTTCACCTGCTTGTGTTTGGCGTCTTCACGAAGGCTCACCCAGCTGACTTTTTCTCGAACCAGCTGCAGCCAGTCGCCGTCGCCGGTGAGCAGGTAGATATGATCGACCGTTGGTTGTGGCGCAAGACGACCAACCAGCATCCCCGCCAGGTCATCGGCCTCGGCGTCTTTGGCGATCAGCTGGTTGACGCCAAGGGCGGCCATCATTTTCAGGATATAAGGCTTCTGGACTGCAAAGCCTTCTTTCATCTTCTTCATTTCCGGATCTTCATCGCGATTTGCTTTGTATTCCGGGTAATAGTCGCGACGCTTGTCGCTAAAGCCGTCCCACAGGATCATGGGGCGTGCGTGAAGAATGGACGCATAGCGACGAACGTTTTTGACGAAGCCAAACACCGCCTGAACTTCCATTTCGCCGTTATGTAATTTGTCAGATTGCTGGTGGTAATAGCCCAGGCTGTTACCATCCACTAAGAGATAATTCACCGGAAAACTCCTTCCAAAAAGTAAGGCGTCCGTAGACGCCTTAACAGTCATGGCCTGTGATTAAAGCGATTCTAATTCCGCCAGCAGATCGTCAAGACCCTCATCGTCATTAGAAGTGCTGGTCGCGGCTGCAGTGGTAGTGGCGGCAGCAGCTGATGCTTTAACTTCTTCCGGCTCTGGTACGAACTCTGCCTCTGCGGCACGTAAGATCTCTTCGTCTACCAGAGATGTTTTTGCTGGTTCCGGGGTAGAGGTCGTGGCAACAGCAGCTGCACCTTCCGTATGGCCAGTGATGGTGCCAAAACCAGGCAGAGTAGCTGCGCTGGCAGCAGCTGGTGAGGAAATAGCAGCGGTGGCGGCGGCAGGTGCAGCAATACCAATGAGACGCCCCATGGTGCGAACGGTGGACAGCAGACGAGTTTCATCAGCCTGATTGGCGTAAGCGATCAGGTCATGCTGGGTCGACCACAGTTTTTCAGGGATATCGCCCTTGTAGACTTTACGTTTTGGGGATACGTCGTACTTGGTATCGCGACCGGAGCCGGTGCGTTTGATCAGGAACGCATAGCCTTCTTCTTTGCTTAACGGGTTGCCGATATCATCTGCGATATCCTCAGACATCACTTTGCAGATATCGTCGAACACAGTGGACGGGAGCTCAATCAGCTGACATTTTTCTGCGTCGCCAAAGTCTTCACGAGCTGAAAGTACGCCATTGACCAGGTAGCGTGGAGTAGCGCGCATTTGACCGATACGCTCTTCCATTGCCTTGTTGCCTTTGTAGCGAGCGCGACCTTCCATCACCATCTCACACAGCTGGCACGCACGATTGTGGGTGTGCTGTTCGCAGATATAGGCAGTGGTAACTTCTTTGCCCTCCTCATTCTGATGCTTAACGTAGTGCATACCGAAAGTCTGGAAGAACACACCGTTCTGATCCTCCTTGTTGGGGAAGATGCGCAGATAGTTATTACCGTCTTTCAGACGGGTTAGGTCGACGTTGTTGCCTCGTTTGGAAGCAATATCGCCGCGGGTCTTGTTAAGCAGATCAAGTAATGACTTAGACATGTATTTCTCCTTGTTGTGATTATGGCCATGGGCGCTTTGCGCTTGGGGCATTCGCTTGTTCGTGGCTCTTAAAAGCGTACATAATAATAGATCACTACTTACTTACTATCTATCAAAAGTTATCGGGTGGCGGTGAAGCGTTCGGCGCCCAGTCGTTCAATCTCTACGATAGCCATTTTCGAGGCCTGCACGATCATGTCTCTACGGTGAGAGAAGGCGGTGACAGCGTGCTTATAGATGTCAGCGATCAGACGTGCGTCATCCAGTTTTTGGCGCTTCGCAAGGTATTGTGGGCTTGTGCGAACCTTAGCTTCCAGTACCGATTCATTGAACTTTATTCCGTTCATACTCATATTCTTACGTTCAATGTCGTAAATTTTTGCCTCTATGGCATCGAGGGATAGTTTAGCATCTGCAACCTCTCGTTCTGCGCGCGCTAGTTTTGCGCCGTACTCCATCAACAGCCTCGGTTGCTGCCGCCAAACCTCTTCCAGATTGTCGCGATCGAACTCCAGATCGGTCATGATTTTTTCGTAAATTTCGGTGCTCATTTTGTTATGTATCCACTTACTAATTTATATCAATAGTACCATGAAGAAATCAGCTGATGGAGCATGTGTCGTGAAGATGAGAGGGGGTAGGTTGGGTAGAGACGTTTATGTGGCGACGCTGTGAAAAGGAAAATAAATGTTGCATAAACAGAAAGGCCATGCGTTAATGATTGCGTCGGTTTGCAAGACAGACCTTATGAAAGCAGTTTTAGTAAAGCAGTCCGAAGTTCAGGTGTTATCCAAAGATTACCCTTCTCCGTGAGTCTCCTCCTAAGTGCCCAAGTAAGTACCAATCTCTCAGACCAATTTCGCCGCGTTGTGTGGCTCTCAAATAATGAAGGTAATCTCTATGTCTAACAAAATGACTGGTTTAGTAAAATGGTTTAACGCTGATAAAGGCTTCGGTTTTATTACCCCAGCAGACGGCAGCAAAGACGTGTTCGTACATTTCTCTGCCATCCAGAGCAACAACTTCCGTACCCTGGAAGAAGGCCAAAAAGTTGAGTTCTCTATTGAGAACGGTGCTAAAGGCCCGGCAGCTGCTAACGTTGTCGCTCAGAGCTAAACACTTTTGATAATCCCTGTCTCTGCGACCACGAAGACGGCGCAAGCCCGAGTAGACAGAATGGTGGGGATACATAAGTTGAGTAAATCGGTGTGTACACCATGCCGATTTAATCGACACAACGGTCAGCGTATTTCATCAGATCCGTTACTGGATAGTATGCTGACCGTTGTGGCGAAATGCGGGTTTGCCGCATGAATGGTCTTAGGCAGAAGCTAACTGCCGGCTTTGCGAAACAAAGTGCGTAAGAGGGGCGACTTCCTCAAAAAGCGCTACAACCAAATAAAGAAACCCGCCAAATGGCGGGTTTTGTTTTATGCGACTCTTTTACCGAATATGCTGGATAGCGTGGCTTTGGTCTGTCGATGCAGACGATACTTCCTGACATCGCCAATCCTGTTCACTTCCATGAACTCTTTGGCCACCTTCAGCACCAGCCGATTGCGGAACACTTTGAACGCCTCCAACTGTTCCTCTGGGTTATCTGATTCGTAGATCTCCAGCAGATACTGGCACGCCTTCGGATCTTGCGTTTTAAGCGCCAGCGCTCTGGCACATTTGCGCAGACGACTGACTTTATCGGCACCATCCAGCCCGGCGAACGCCAGCGCCAGATCTAACGTGACCGGGCAGTCTATGATTTCCCAGAACTGCGACCGCATGGTGGCCGCAACAGCTTTATCCTGAAAATCCGCGGGGATAGCCGCCAGCGCTTGTGCAATCTTCTGTGCCTCGTTCATGGTGTTCTCTTTATTCATTTGCTAATAGTCTCCGCTATCTCTGCCAGAATTGCTTCCAGCTTTTCGCCTTCCTCTGGGCGAAAGTACAAAATGTTCGGGTTAAATCCGTAGAAAACGGTCACATCCAGCTCTGGCAGATACTCTTTGCGTCCAACCAGATCGGATGGTTTGCTCTTGTTGTTGAAGAGTGACGTCGCCCGGCTGCCACACGTCAGCACATAGGTCGGACGCACCAGATTGATCTCTTCACGCATAAAGTCGGTGAACTGGCCGATCTCGTCTTTGGTGTAGTCCTTCTCTTTGTCCTTCACCTTTTTGCACACGCCGGTGACGTAGAGATCGCCCATGCGCAGATCGCCTGCAGTAAGCAACTTCGCCTTAAAGTCGTCGTAGCCGTTCTCCATGAAGTAGCCGGTACGCCCATCATTGCCGTTCGCGTGGTCCAGAATGACCATGATTTTCGGGGCACTGTTGCAAAGTTAGCGATGAGGCAGCCTTTTGTCTTATTCAAAGGCCTTACATTTCAAAAACTCTGCTTACCAGGCGCATTTCGCCCAGGGGATCACCATAATAAAATGCTGAGGCCTGGCCTTTGCGTAGTGCACGCATCACCTCAATACCTTTGATGGTGGCGTAAGCCGTCTTCATGGATTTAAATCCCAGCGTGGCGCCGATTATCCGTTTCAGTTTGCCATGATCGCATTCAATCACGTTGTTCCGGTACTTAATCTGTCGGTGTTCAACGTCAGACGGGCACCGGCCTTCGCGTTTGAGCAGAGCAAGCGCGCGACCATAGGCGGGCGCTTTATCCGTGTTGATGAATCGCGGGATCTGCCACTTCTTCACGTTGTTGAGGATTTTACCCAGAAACCGGTATGCAGCTTTGCTGTTACGACGGGAGGAGAGATAAAAATCGACAGTGCGGCCCCGGCTGTCGACGGCCCGGTACAGATACGCCCAGCGGCCATTGACCTTCACGTAGGTTTCATCCATGTGCCACGGGCAAAGATCGGAAGGGTTACGCCAGTACCAGCGCAGCCGTTTTTCCATTTCAGGCGCATAACGCTGAACCCAGCGGTAAATCGTGGAGTGATCGACATTCACTCCGCGTTCAGCCAGCATCTCCTGCAGCTCACGGTAACTGATGCCGTATTTGCAGTACCAGCGTACGGCCCACAGAATGATGTCACGCTGAAAATGCCGGCCTTTGAATGGGTTCATGTGCAGCTCCATCAGCAAAAGGGGATGATAAGTTTATCACCACCGGCTATTTGCAACAGTGCCGCCAAAAGCAACCCGAGCAATTTGCTGGTTAACGCTTCCTTTGAGCGTGACCTGGCAGGGTGGTCTGCAGGAAACAGCGTATCCAGTGTTATCAAAGCGAGTGCGCCCCATTCTGGTAGCAAAATTCTTGTTTGCGCCGCCGGAACGGTGCAAATCGCGCAATCTGTAAGCGTCGTCGAAGGGCGGACATACAAGCTGTCCTCTTTTGTGCGGTGCACCACTGATGCGGTGATCAGCAGCCCTGGCAACAACAAACTGCGTATTGGCGCGGCCACGTTGCTCAAAGAGATTCCGATCCGTCCGGAGAATCTGCCCAAAGATGAAACATGGAAAGAGGTCTCTGATACCTGGAAGGCAACGCTGACCGGTAAAGTTGACGTATCGATCATGTCTTCTCTCAAAACCGGTTCTCAGTACTTCGATGATGTTGGTTTTGTTGACGTCACTGATGCTCTGGCGATTGAGGCGAACGCCAGTGCCACCAATGCTTTGACCTCTCGGGTATCGTCTGTTGAGGGCACCATCACAAGCCAGGGGCAGCAGATCACTTCGATGCAGAACAGCATCAAGAACAAAGCTGACGCCTCCGCTGTGACTAATCTGACAAACCGCGTAACTGCTGCCGAAAATCAGATCTCCAGCCAGTCCCAGAGCATCACCAGCCTGTCAAACTCGCTGGATAACGCCAATGCTGATGCGGATGCCTCGAAAGCGATCATCGGCAACATGCTCAAAAACAACTCTTTTGAACGTGGTTTCGAAGGTTGGGAGTATGTCGGCTGGACTCTGCTGGAGGCCCAGAACCCCAAATCTGGGAAATACATCATCCAGGCGGGCAAACTGGCCTCTGGCGGTGACTCAGGCTGCAATCAAACGGTCGAGCTGCAGGCTGGCAAGACTTATCGTATCGGCGCATGGGTTCGCAAATCCGCTGACTTCGCGATCAATAATGCCGGCAACAACAAGATTAGCCTTCGAAACGCAGATCTGACGCCGTTAAAGGATATCCCGATCACCGGCGCCGGGCTGTCGACTAACTGGGCACTTATTAGCGGCGAGTATACGCCAGCCAAAACCGCCAGCGTGGTTGTGTCTCTGCGCGCAAGTGTCGCTTCCGGCTATATGTATCTCGATGACGTCTTCTGCGTTGACGTGAGCAATGAGAAAGCGATTGATGCGACGTCCAATGCGTTATCAACCCTCAACAGCACCGTGACCCAGCAGGGAAAAGACATTACGTCTAACTCCAACAGCATCACTTCGCTGTCAAACCAGATGGTTAACGGCCGCCAGAACATGTGGATGCGTAGCGTATACAACGTACAACTGGCAAACAGCACTATTGAGCCGACCTTTAGCGATATCAACGGTAAGGCGCCAACCTCGATCGAGGAGGTTCCTGATGCTGCAAAACTGGACTTTGCGAGCGCCGGCAGTTACGTGATCGCGCATTACAAAGCCTTCGTGAAGGTCAATGCTGATACCACCATCACTATGGCTCCAGGTGCTCGTGTTTTTGATGATACGGGCGCTGTATATGTGAACGGTGTTAGGGTTGCATTTGGTAATGCGAGCTGGAATACGGTTAGCTTTGATCTGAAAGCTGGCTGGAGCACCGTTGAGTTCCTGGTGAACCAATGGACTGGTCAGGCTTACATTAACCTCGGTTTTAAACTGTCCGAGAAAGTAGCCCAGCTGAATTCTGCTCTTGGGATGAACGCGCTTTCGAATGCCATTAGCGCCGTCACCTCAAACGTCAGCACTGTAGGTGATCGCGTCACGAGCACCTCGCAGAGCGTTACTGATCTGCGAAACAGCCTCGAACAGACCAACGTTAATCTGGCGAATAAGGCAGATGCACAGGCGCTGTCTACGCTGCAAAATACGGTCTCCAAGCAGGGGGATACGATTTCCAGCCAGGGTAACAGCATCACGAACCTGAATAATACCCTGACCGCTGCCAGAAACTCCGGTGACAACCTGATCCCGAACTACGATTTCCTGCAGGGTGCAACTGCGTGGGATACCCAGTATCCGGCGGGCGTCACTTTCGGCAACTTCGGTGATGGTAAGGCTGGGGTTAAGCTGAACCGGACGACCACTACCAGCCCAGGCATCTTCTCCAACAACAACAAGCCGCTGCCGCTTAATGGTCAGCGCAAATATCGTGTTGTGGTTAAAGCCAAGGGTGTTTCCGGGGCGATGAACATGTTGATCCGGCGCCAGAATAAAATCGGCCAGACCGACAGCAATTATGAAGATAAAAACGTCACACTCACCAGTGAGTGGCAGACCATTACCTGGGAAACTGGGCTTACTGCCTCTAACGCTGATGGTCAGAACTTTAAGCTTTACGCGCACCCGGCTAATGCCGAAATCTGGGTTGATACCTTTAAGGTCTTTGATATCACGGATGAGGTGAAGATCAAGGCTAATAGCGATGCGCTGTCTACATTGTCGAGCACGGTGACACAGCAGGGTGACAAGATCACCAGCCAGGGCAACAGCATCACTAAGTTGACCAATGACCTCGAGGCCGCTGACGCAAACATCGCGAAAAAGGCCGATCAGTCGGCAGTCACTACGCTGACAGGTCGGGTAGAGAAGACGGAGTCCGGTCTGACGGCGGCGAACAGCAACATTACGTCGCTTAGCAGCTCTCTGAGCCAGCAATCCAAACGCGGCGCTAATCTGCTTCCTGATGGCACTTTTGAAAGCTACGCGGTTGGCCACAATCTATCAAATAATCGCGTTATCGTGACCACTGATGACTCGCATGGTGGTAATAAGTGCATCCGTGTGACGCGTCCGAATGATTACAACGCTAACGCAACTGATAACAGCGATAATCACATTTTCAGCGGGTTCCAGGTTCGCGATAACGCAGTCTTCTATATGGAATGCTGGGTTAAGCGGGATGCCAAGAGTACCGCTATGGCCGAGAATGCGCAGATCTCTATCGGTTTGTCGCTCCAGTATCAGGACAACTCCTGGCAGTGGCCGGCAGTTACCAAAGCGGCAAAGGATCTCTCTTCAACTCAATGGACGAAGGTTTCTGGTTACCTGAAATCAACGAAGAGCGGTATTAAGCAGGCAATGGTGAGGATTTCTATTCCTAACGTTAGCAGCGTTAAGGCGGGAAACTCATTCCTCATTGATGACCTGGTCATTACCGAAGTAACTGATGCCTACAATGCGCAAAGTACAGCAGATGCTAACGCCAATGCGATTTCGACACTGGACTCGACCGTCTCCCAACAGGGTGACCAGATCACCAGTCAGGGTAACAGCATCACCAAACTGACAAATGACCTGGCAACGACCAATAACAACGTCAGTAAAAAAGCGGATCAGAGCGCTTTAAGCGTGTTGTCCGGGCGCGTCGATCAAACAGAGTCGGGCTTATCCTCTGCGAATAGCAGTATCACTGCGCTTAATTCATCTGTACGCGCAGGGAATGCGACAAGTGGCGATTTGATTAGCAACCCGACATTTGACCCAGAGTTTAGTCAGATGGGCTTCACTGTGGTTTCCAGCTCGTCTGAGGGCGTGCCAGCCAATTGCCCATACGCTTATGTCGCACGCATTGCGGCTCGCGACCATCACCCAAATTTTGCTGCTATTCCGGCGACATTGGGGGATGTCTATGAAATGTCTGCTCTCGTCGCGTGTGGTACCGGCTCCGCTGATTTCAACCTGTATCTCGGAACCGCAACAAGGCCAAGCGGCAGCGTGGGCGCGCCTCTGTCATCCGGCGGCAACCGCAAGGCGTCGGCCACATGGCAGCGAGTAACCTGGCGATTCAAAATTACTCAGGGGATTGTCGATCGCGGCTTCTTCCGTCCATTCCTGCAAATTAACCAGTCCAGCCCATTCGGCACCGTCTGGTATGTGACTGACTGGCATCTGCGGAACGTAACCGACTCCTCCAAAGTCCAGGATTCCCTCGACGCCACGGCGAAAGCGGTTGATTCGCTGACCTCTACGGTAAATCAGCAGGGGGAGAACATCTTAAGTATTGGTACACGCACTACCAATCTTGAGAACAATTTGAGAACAACAAATGCAAACGTTGCTCAAAAAGCGGACGCAAATGCTCTGACGGCACTGACCAACCGTGTTACCCAGACCGAAAAAGACATTAACTCAACGAGTTCTTCTGTCACGAATCTGAACAACAAGGTTGATGCAATTTCTGTCGGCGGTACAAACCTGATCAAGAACTCCGGCGATATGACCGGCTGGTCGAACGTTGTCAGCGATACGTATCGTGGTAACGCGGTAATTGGCGCAACTGTAAAAGCCGGCTCCGGTTACAGGGATTTGCGGGAAATCATGCTTGAGTCGCCGGTCGATGCAGGGGAGTACGTTTACAGCTTCTATGCGAAAGGCGGCGTTGCTGGCCAGACGATGACGGCGTTCTTCTACAATCCGAACACCACAACGTCCATCGAGACCAGCCAGGGTGCGAAAGGCAACAACAGTGATGGTCGTGCGCAGTTCACGCTGACCACTTCATGGGCCCGCTATTGGGTTAAGTGGAAACAGACACCTACCACGGGCACCAAGCGCCTGATTCTGTGCCGTATCGAGAGCAATACCTCCAAAGACCAGACGGTGTACATCAACAGTCCGAAGTTTGAGGTAGGTAACGTTGTTTCCGACTGGAACGAGTCTCCGTCTGATAGCGCCAGTGCGTCGGCTGTGGATTCGCTGACAACGAAAGTGAATCAGCAAGGCACTTCCATTAGCTCTATCGGAAATCGCACCACATCGTTGGAAAACGGGCTATCGACAGCTCAGAACAACATTGCCAAGAAGGCTGATGCTTCTGCATTGCAGGATCTCCGGAACACGGTGACATCTCAGGGGGGCGATTTAACCGCGGCGAACAGTAGCATTACCAGCCTGCAGGCCTCGATGAACCGTCGCACTGTGTTTACTGTCACTGCACGGGGGAATGGCAACAGCGTAACTCCTGGGATTTTTGATGAAAGCGGCAAGAACCTGTTTACCCCTGGCCGCAGCTGGGCGCTGGTCACTTTTACAAAACACAGCGACGGATCAACGGTGATTGCGACCTCCAAAACATACGATGTTTTTGGCAGCGCGAATAATGGTGCCACGATGTCGGCTGATATCGAGGCGTTGGCCAGTGGCACTTACGTTTGCGTCCTGACATTCGATGAGCCAACTGGCAACCGAGGTAAGGTATTGTCTGCCCTGGAATCTCTTGGTGGCACATCCGAAGTCGTCAACTCTCTGCCGTATCGTGGAGCCTATATCCTCCTTGGCCGCAAAGGCATGAAGCCTGGCGATGGTCTGGAACTGCGTGCGCCAACCGGCGGCGACGGCACCGCTCACATTTCGACCTCAGTCGAGTTTGTGAACGGGGTAATGATGGGGCTTGGCGCCGCTGGCGGTGTAATGATGAAGGCTGATGCGAACGCATCTGCAATTACCACGCTCCAGAACACAGTGAAGACCCAGGGGGATAATATTGACTCCCTGAGCTCCTCGACAACAGCGCTGGAAAACAGCCTTGCGTCCAGTAACGCCAGCGTGGATGCAGCAAGCCAGATCCCCGGTAACCTGATCGTAAACCCGTCTTTTGAGCGTGGTACGGAGGGCTACACTGGTTGGAGCGGTATTGCCACGGTGGCAACGCTTCAGGTTCCACATCTTGGCACCAAAGCCGCCAAACTAGCAGCGGGTGGTTCTGCAGGCGTTGGCCAGAAGATCTCCTTCAAGAAAGATCGGTCGTACAAAATTGGAATTTGGGCAAAGCAGGACCCTAATACCACCATTCAGTCGACCGACAACACAAAATTCCGTGTGGCGGACGGTACAGGCCTGATCGCAAGTAAGGCTTATGGCCCGTTCACTTCGAACTGGCAGGAGGTGTCATGGACATGGAAGGCGACAAAGGATGTCATTGCTGACGTTCAGTTCACTGCTTTCTTGTCCGCAGGCGCGATGTACTTTGATGATTTTTATGTCGTCGATGTGACCGACTCTGTTGAAACTCAGGCGAACTCGAGCGCGATCACTAAACTCGATAGTCGTGTGACCAAAACAGAGAATGATATCACCAGCCAGGGCAGCCAAGTTACGCAACTTAAGAATGACCTTGCGACCACAAACACAAATGTTTCGAAGAAAGCTGATGCGGCTGCGTTAACGGCATTAACGAATCGCGTCACGCAGAACGAGAAAGAAATTGAAACCCAGAGCAGCCAGACAACTTCGCTCAAAAACTCTTTGAGCACTGTTCAGGCAATGGGTAGTAACCCGTGGTTTGATGGTTCTCTGGAGACGTACTCCGAAAACCAGCAGATCAGCGGCTCGCGTGCGGTCGTCGTCAGCTCTCAGAAACGAAGCGGAACGAAGTCGTTGCGTGTTTCCCGCGGCGCCGGTGAGGGCGGAAACAGCGATAAATCCATTGGTAAGTGGATTGCTCTGCGAGAAAATGCGGTATTCCGCATTGAACTCTGGGCGATGATGCCGGCAGATCAGTCGCCATCATCCGGGTGGTCAACAATCGTTGGTTTGCAGACCCAAAACGCTGCCAACAATAACAACTGGCCGTCGGCGATCACCATCACTGAAGGTTCGTTGGGGGGCAGAGGGACCTGGAAGAAATTCACCGGCACGCTCCGTGTAGCGACTGGTCACACTCGCGGCGTGTTCTGGATTTCTACCCGCGGCACAACTGGCACTGGTACACCGGGGTATGATCTGTATATCGATGACGTTGTTGTCACCGATATCACCGACGCAAAAGAGGCTCAAGATTCGGCTAATGCGAACGCATCCGCGCTCACCAGCCTTACCTCACGTGTTACCAATGTAGAAGGGCAGGTGACATCCCAGGCGTCTCAGCTGTCCTCTTTGACGTCCCAGGTGAATGATGCGTCTTCGAAGGTTGATCAGATGGCGCAGACCATCACCAACAACGAGAAAACGCAGTCGTCGCTGAATACCAGCTTGCAGTCGCAAATTGATGCGCAGGCATCGGCAAACATCAAGAACCAGACGGAGTTGAATAACGCCACCACTTCGCTGGCGGCAATTAAGTCAACTCAGCAGACCCAGGCCACAACGATAAGCGCACTGTCTCAGCAGCAGACGAATTTGACAGCTCAGGTAGGAGGCCAGTCAGCCGAGCTTCAGGAGCTGAAGAAAACGGTTGTCGAAAACGGCAACGTTAACAGTACCTGGATGGTCAAAATGGAAACCAACAGCAATGGTAAAAAATATGCTGCTGGTATTGCTTTAGGTATCGATGGCAAAAATTTGCAGAGCCAGTTTCTGGTTCAGGCTGATCGCTTCGGCTTAATCAACACCTCTAACGGGAATACGACCACACCGTTTGTTGTTGAAAATGGCGTTGCGTACATGAATGCTGCGGTGATCAAGGATGGCTCGATCACCAATGCGAAAATTGGCAGTGAGATTAGGTCTGACAACTTCGTAGATGGGTCTCGAGGCTGGCGCGTCGGGAAGGATGGTTCTTCTCAGTTCCACAACGTCATTGTTCGAGGACATGTTGAAGCAGAAAGCGGTTCTTTCAAAGGCACCATTGACGCTACTGACGGGGTTTTCAGAGGAACCGTGCAGGCAAGCCGATTTGTTGGTGATATTTGCTCAGCTGGAGTATTCAAACAAGGCGTAAGGCCAGACATTACCCATTATGACTCTGGTTCAGTCGGCGGAACAAAAACATACGTTGTATCAGGCACAGTGGCATGCGATGTGAATTTCGTTGGAAAGATCATGGTCTGGATTAAGGGGGTTAAAGTTTCCGAGTTTAGCGTTGGCGCGGCCGCATCTAACGCGACTACACGTTATATCCCAGCTGTAGGTTCACTGTCCGGCGTAACTGACCAAAATGTCAGGTGCGAAATTACGGTGGAGGGGAGCGGAATTTATAACTATGTCGGCGGCTTTGCCCTCATGACCAGATCGAGCGGTTCCTGGGCGTAAATATTTGGAGGCGGCCTTTCACCGAGCGTAATAACGGAGTGATTGGAGGCGCATCATCAGATTAACATGGCGCCCCGAAAGGGGCGCTCTCTATACCGAATTAACTCAAGGAAGAGTAAATTATGGCAATGTATGAAGTAGGCACCATAACAGGTGCAGCAAATCAGGCAAAGGTCACAGGCATTTCTACCAAATGGTCTGAAACTGCTCTTGGTATTCAAGAGGGTTCAATTTTAGTCATTTATCGCAATGGAAGTGCTGATCTGTATGCCATCAAATCAGTAAATAATGACACTCAACTGACCCTGACGAGAAACATAACAACTGCTTTTTCTGGTGCGAAATATGGAATTATTACGGCAGAAACTGCCAGCACATCGTCTTTTGCGAATCAGCTTGCCAGCGCATTTACTCTTTGGCGTAACGTTGTCCAAGGATGGTCTACAGCCCTGACCGGAAGCGGCGACATTACGATGACAGACCCTATAACAGGTACGTCTGTGACTGTTCCTGCTGTATCTGGGATGGCGAAAGCATCTGACCTCGCGGAACTCAGGAACTCACTGAAAGATTCAGCGAAGACGAGCGCAGCAAATACGTTCACACAGACGCAGATATTCAGTAAGGGGGTTACTTTCAGTGCCACTATAACGGCTGCAGGGCAAATTCTCAGGAAGAATAGCAATACACAGTTCACTGCCATCGACGCCGGCAACCTTGAAATTAGCAGCGACACTACGCCGTATATTGATTTTCACCACAAAGGTAGCTCTGCAGATTATACGCATCGAATTATCACCGAAGACGGGGCTTTAGCGGTTTATCCGGGGCTGCGAGTCCGTGGCGGTCTCGGGGTTTATGGCATTGCTACGCAGTACGGCGATCTGTACGGGCAAGCCTTCATTGCCAGATTAAACACTGACCCTGGAAACATAGCAAATGGCACCGTGTTACAAGCGCCACGTTTTACGTCAAGATTTAATACGCGCGGTAGTGATGGCAACGTTGATGGCGGACAGGCGGCTATGTGGTTCGAAGAGCAGGTAGGGACTAACCACAGACTAATTCTTTCTGTTGGTGGATTTTCGCAACCAATACAGTATTGGCAATTCCTGGCCGACGGCAATATCTACGGAAGCCAGCGCGGTAGCGTGCAGTTTCTGGGGACGTCTGACGCTCGCCTGAAGCACGATATCACGCCTACTGATGGGCAGCAGTCAGTAGACCGCATAAAGGCGCTGGAGCTGGTGACGTTCGTCTATAACGACGACGAACAGAACCGCGTCCGCCGGGGGATCATCGCGCAGCAGGCCGAGGAAGTAGACGAGCAATACGTGAAACATGTTAATATTTCGTACCTGGATGGTAATAAGCAGGTTAACAGTGAGCGCCTTCAGCTCGACAACAACGTGATAATGATGGACACGCTGGCGGCGGTGAAGGTACTGATTAAGCGAGTTGAAGCGCTGGAGAATAAAATTAACTCATCAGAAGGGAGCGACGCCATAAATACAAACCAGAATTCCTTCGATACAGGCGTGGCCATGAGTAGTGGGCAATTAAATTAATCCAATTTGTATGTAAGTACTTACCTACAATTAGTTTCTAATTTATGATATAAATCTGCCATCCGATTTGACTTATTCATGGAGGAAGACATGTCAAACGAGATGGCAGGCGTGACGCCAGAGCAGGTGGAGCGCATTGCCGCAATTGTTGCGCGAGAAGTCGTAGGAAAATTAAGTAAGGAGCTTCGCGATGATATTGGCCAGGAGGTCAACGATCAGCTGCGAACCTACTTTGGTGATATGACTCCGGCGCAACATAGCATTCAGCATTCCAATCTGGACAAACTTCTTAATCGGCTCGACACGATTTCAAGCGGGTTCTTTGGGGGCATTATTTCCAAGATTACCTCGTTCCTGATCACCGTGCTGCTTTTGGGTTTGGCCGCTTATGGAGTGAAAAATGGACTGCAATAACAGGAGAACAAGGATGAGTACTCCAAGAGGCATTCGTAACAATAACCCTGGTAACCTGGATAAGGGGTCGCCGTGGCAAGGGTTAGTAAACAATCCGGCGGAACCGCGGTTCTGCACTTTTAAAGACCCCGTATGGGGGATTCGAGCACTGACAGTAACGCTCATCACCTACCATGATAAGCGCCGCGCAAAAGACGGTTCCAGCATCGATACGATCCGCGAAGTCATCGAGCGTTGGGCGCCGTCGCATGAAAACAACACGGCCGCCTATATCAATGAGGTCTCTAAAGCCGTAGGCGTGGCGCCGGACATGATCATCGATCTGCATGACTACAATACTATGCGGCCGCTGGTGGAGGCGATTATTCGTCATGAGAACGGTCGTGGCCCTTTGAAAACACTCAACAGCTGGTATTCGGCCGAAGTTATTGACGAAGGTATGCGTCGCGCCGGCGTCGTTAAACCGGTAACTGCAGTGAAAGCCGTACCTGTCACGAAAGAAACTGCAGGCGCAACGGTGACTGCAGGTATCGGTATTGCGCAGCTGGCGGACGTAATGCCGCAGATCTCCGTTGCGATGGATAAAGCCCAGGGACATATCACCAGCGGGGACACCGTTCGCATTATCTTCGGTATTGCGACCATTGTTGTCGCTGGCTTTATTGCCTGGTCGCAGATTCGTAAGCATCAGGCAGGAGTGGTGTAACCATGAACGGCAGCCTGTTTTCAAAGGTCAAATCGGCCATCATGACTTTGGCTGCCGTCTTCTTTGTGCTCGTTGGGGCGTACACCTGGGGTGGACGCGCTGCCAGGCGGGCCATGGAAGAAAAGGCGCAGAGAGAAACCAACAAACGGCTTCAAGGCACAGTGGATGTGAAAAATGAGACGATTAATGAAGTCAGGACTAAGGATGCTTCTGCCGTTCATCGCGAGCTTCGCGATAAGTGGATGCGTGATTAAACCCCAGACCGTGGGCGTACAATTCTGTGATGGGGCAAACCCTATCTACATCAGCAAGGACGACGCCCTGACAGAAGAAACTGAGAGGGAAATCCTGATCCACAACACGCTGGGTGAGCGGCTGTGTCGTTGGGGGTACGCGAAGTAGCACATACGCCGCGCGGACATAATTAGCGCGGCCTTAGTCATGAACTACAAGATGTCAGATTTTCACGTTACTTATCTTTAACCCGGCTTTCTCCTGTAACTCAGTAAGTGCTAAGACATTGGCAGGGTGGCGAAAAAAATTGTATGCGTTCACGGCCACAGACTCGTTTAAAAAACCATGGCTTAGCAGAGAGTCCACGCTGGCATCGTATAGCGCCTCAAGAGAATTGAATTTCTCTGCCAGCAACCAAGCTTCTTCCTCTTCAACACCGTAGATACCGCAGGCGAAAAGAAGCGGGCCTAAGCGAACGTTTTTTGCTCGTTCTATACCCTCATAAATTTTCCTAGCCTGCTTCAAACCACCTCTGTCGATACCAATCAGCGCTCCATAACTTATAAAGAACATGTTTAGTGGCTTTTGTATTAGCCTTTTCTCTACGAGCTGCTTGAGAGTTTTTTCCCCTAATTGGTCTATATGTACTCCTCGTGGCTCGAAGAAGCGCCAGCAAGCAGAGTATGGGTTTCCTGAGTTCAGAAGGCCGTAAGTGTTTTGGGTACTGCTTAGCTCAATGCTCATAGTGAGTACTCGACGAAATGCTAGACGCTAATCGTGGTCTATGTTCGCACGATCAAGGGGGATGGGATATTAAAGCACTCACCACATCCGAAACTACGGTATTGGTCAAAGAAACTCGTGACCGTCGCCAAATGCCTTTCATTTCACCTTTACACCGCAGCCGTAGGCATTTAGGCTATATCGCATATAAGAAAACAAGTTGTTTCATACGACGATAAATCACACGTAGGGATATCACGAATGACTCAGATCATTGTGGTGGGCGGCACCAAGGGTGGCCCAGGCAAATCGACTGTTGCACAGCAAATTGCAGCCTGTCTGAAAATCAAAAAGAAAAAGAAAGTCCAGATCACTGATATCGACATCCAGCGCACCACGACAGGGTGGTGTGAAGACCGCCGGCACAATGAAGAACTGGAGCTGATCCCGTTCGCCTATGTCCAGGATGACATCATCAAACACATCACTTCGCTTCGCGGCCGTTTCGATTACGTCGTCGTTGACGCTGGTGGTTTCGACTCCGAAATTCAGCGCCAGGCTATGCTGATGGCCAACGTGATCCTTATCCCGCTTCGCCCGAAACGCCGCGATCTGAAATCCTTGCGTGACATCGACCCCATCGTCGACAGCGTTAGCAGCGTGAATGACCAAATCAAAATCCGTGCTGTAATGAACCAGTGCCCGTCTCTGCCTTCCCAAGCTGCGCGCATTATCGCTGCAAAAGAAATTGTCGAAACCTTTGGCATTGAGGCGGTACCGGTGAATCTTTACAACCGCAACGTCTATGACGATGCCGAAGAGGCGGGTCGTTCCATATTTGAGATGACCGGAGCCGAACGCGACAAAAAGGCTGAGGCCGAGATTGAAGCATTAGTAGAATACGTAATGACCTTGGAGGGTGAATAATGTCCATGAAAATGGGTGATCTGGCAAAACGTCCGGCTGCAGAAGCTGCTGCGCCAAAAAGCAGCACCCCGATGCGCCAGCCTGTCCGTCCACAAGGCCGTCCAACACGTGGCAAAGAGAAAATCAAAAGCCGCACGATGTCTCTTGAAGACGAGTATTTCGAATTACTGGAGATGATGAAGTTCATCCCTCGCTTCGAGAAGTTCACCCGTTCTGATGTGATACGTGCAGCCATTTTCCATCTGGCAGAGAAGTCCCCGCAAGAGATTGAGGACATCGTCAAGATGAACGAGGCGATCACTGCTGCCGATGTGACGATGCGTACTGACGAAATAAAGCGCGAGTTGATGAAGAAAGGCTAATATCGCTATGAAAAGCGAGCATCGGTGGTTTGTGCTCGCTTAATTTTATACTTCATTTTTTTCAAAAGCAGATATTACCCCCGCAAGTATATTGAACTCAATGTTTGTAATATCCTTCATGTCGTAGTCCATCGAATCTAAGTCCCAAGTTCCCTTTTTGAAATTGCACTTTTGAATTTTTATATTATTTTCCAATATGGCATTTCTTAAATTTTCATTCTCTGTAACGGTAAATTCATACTCCTCATTATTAATGCCGATATAAATCTCTTTAATGCTATTAATCCCTGGAGCCTTGTATAAATAGAACTTCTCTTCTTCATTCTCTATGGGGAGCAGTTTTTTACTTTCTATTACAACTCTAACTTCTTTCTCATATTTCCAGTGCAGGCTTTTTCGTAACAATATTTTTTTGATTATCTCTTTGTTTTTAAAATCTTTTTCTGAAACAATGATTCTTGCTTTCTCTCTCTCCTCTCGGTAGTCGATATTTCCCTCATTAGCTGTTATTAAACAAAGAGAGTCATCGTTAAAACCTGCTAAATCTGCATCTATGCCTACTACGTAACCTCTATGATGTTGTGCGTAGTGAGACCACATTAAAACTTCTAATGGCGATTCGGATAAACATAGACTGGCAAGTTCAGAGTTTATTTTTGAGCGCAAGGTCAAATGCATTAACGAGTCTACATCCTCTGATGCCAACGATACCCCATATGTTTCGAAAGGGTCATTGAAATGACCAACTGGCGTAAATTTAAAGCTGATTGCGTCATGATCAAAAAATAGTTTTAGACTTTCTTCTGGTATGTATTTATATAATAGCATCATGGCGCCTTATGTTGAGGTTTAGATACAGTTAACACTTTTTGCATTATAGCATTTCTTAGAAACTAATTGGTTATAAGTTCAGAACCTGCTTTCGTATATAAAACTAAGTAACTTATTATTTATACGTAAGTAGGTATTTTGCATTCTTCCCAGACACATTCCCTTCTGCTTCTACTTCCAAAAACAGTCTCCAGTCGCTATGATCTGTTAAATAGTAAGTAAGTAGTTACCTATCGGTGAGAGCATGAGCCAGATCTTTTTTGACACCATAAACAACGGCCAGTACGACTTTATGACAGAGTGGGACGCGGCTGCCATGGACAAGTGGGTTGCGGAAAACATCGGTCTTTCACGATGCCAGGGGGAGGCTGAGCTCTTTGATACAAAGTGGTTTGACTATCGCGACATGCACCCGCTGATGGCAACCTGCCTGTTCACCGAAGCCTATAAGCGCGCATACTCACAGATCATGCTGTCTCATGGCCGCGAGCATTTCGAGACGGCGCCATTCAGCACTGGTCTGAAACGCCTGCCTTACCAAGAGCTTTCGGCGGTGAACAAAACGTCTCTCTGGAAAGCTCGCCAGTTTGCAGATCGGTATTGCTGTTCTTATGACTATTTTATATCAACTGTTCTTTCTGCAGCTGCGCGCCGGCTCTGGGATAAATTACCTCGTCCTCAGCATCTCTGGCAGCCAGAACTGATTGAGATCTTCGAAAGCAAACTCGCCAATCGTGCGGGAACGCGTCTGGATGACTCTGTAGTGAGTTTTAAGCACTTAGGAGACATGCAGCATGACCCAATTCAGGAACGTTACTTTGAATGGGTTCTGGAGCGTTTGAAGCACATCACCCGTGATAAGCGTATCCGCACCATCTTCTCTGCTGTCTGGTTGATGGAGCTGGTGCCTGAGCGCGTTATCTATGCCCATTACCCGGAAGAACTGGAAGAAGCACGGCGACTGTGTTGATCGCCTGTTCCATATTTTTACGATTAGAAAACAACTTGTTTAAGCACCAAAGGATAACAAACACATGACCGAACTTTGCCACACGGGACGAGGGTTGTCTGAAGAGTTCGACGATGACTTCCAGAATCGTCTGGCGGCGTATTTTTGCCGCGATCATGAGTTTCTGACTCGTGCCGGCGATCTGGTTGCCCCCAACCAATTCTCCAATGCGGCGAACGCCATACTGGTGAACATGGTATCGGGCTATTTCAGAATGTATAAGAGCGCGCCTTCATCGGCGGCCATCCTAGATATGTTGAAGCGTGCTAAACGCGATAAGACGATCAGAGAAGAGATGTTCCCGGACGTTGTGGCGGCGTTTAAGCGGGTGCTCTCGGAAAAACTCTCTGATACGGCTTACATGGTCGACCAGGTCGCGACGTTCGCTAAAAGTGTAGCGTTCGACGATGCGTTGATTAAAGCGGCCGAGATGAAGGAGAAGGGCGACTTCCAGGGAGCGATGGCCATCATGGCCAAAGTGCAGCAGATCGGTTCTAACGAAGCGACGGGCATTTATGACTATTTCGCCTCTGCAGCGGAACGTTACAAGGCTCGTGAATATGAGGCCTCAGATGATTACGTGCCGAACAGCATCACCACTGGCCTGCCGCTGCTGGATCGTATGCTCTATCAAAAAGGGTGGGCGAAACGTGAGATGGTGCTCTTCATGGGTTTTGCGAAATCAGGTAAATCGACAGCGATGGGGGAGTTCTCCATTAACGCAACGCTGGCCGGCTACAACGTTTTGTATCTTTCTCTCGAAGTGCATACCTCGATTCTCTCCGATCGCTTCGATGCGCGGCTGTCTGAAACGGAGATGTCAAAGCTGGTAGAGCAGCGTGACGACGTTCACCGGAAACTCGCGGAGCTTGGCGCGACGAAAGGGGTGGGGAATCTCTGGGTGGTTGAGCGCCCGTCAGGAAGCATGTCGCCTGCAGATTTGGATCGTATGCTCAATAGCATGAAAGCGAATGGCATGATCCCGGATATGGTGGTGGTCGACTATGCGGACTTGATGCGAGCCAGTTACGACCTCCGTGACGACCGGGCGAACATCCGCTCTATCTACACCGATCTGCGTGCTCTCTACGATAAGCACAACGTTGCAGGAATCACGGCATCCCAGACCAACCGTGAAGGTGGTTCATCCGAAGTGGCCACCATGATGCACGCCGCGGACAATATCGAAAAAGTCCGTATTGCCGACTTAGTCATCACTATCAACAAGACTGAGGAGGAAGAAGCCAAAGGCGAAGCACGTCTCTATTTTGCTGGTTCTCGTAACCAGAAGGGCGGGGTGAGTATTCGCGTTAAGCAGAACCTCGAACAGATGCGCTTCATCGAGCGGATCATGGAAGTTCTTTAAAAAATAGGCGTGGGGCAAAGACGGATAACAGCCCCACGCCCTTCCAAATTACCTTTTGTTTAATCACAAAAGGAAAAACACATGAGCCTCTATGGTATTCAAAAACCGAGGCTTATCAAGATATTGCCTTTTAAAAACTGCGGTGAATGACAATGAGTGACCTCAAAGAGTTACTGTCCGAGCTGGATTTCGAACAATGGCTGGATATGGAAGGCATCATCTATCGTCGCGGCGGTGTAAGCGCCCGCGGCCGCGAAGTGAATATCAAAGAATGTCCGGTATGTGGAAGCACAAACTGGAAGGTCTATTTCAACCTGACCAACAACGTCGGGAAATGCTTCGCCGGCGATCACCCAGAAGAAATTCAATTTAATAAGCTGGTTTTCCTCAAACACTACAGCGGTAAGTCTCGTCGTGCCTTTGAGGAGTACGTACATAACGCACTCCTGTCTCAAGGTTGGGCGCCAAAAAAAGAAGAGGTTGTGCTGGCCAGTGCTGTGGAACTTGAAGGCCCGGTGGCTTTACCGCGGCATTATGAACTGCCAATTGACGGTCGGCTGCCGGACTATCTTGTTGAGCGGAACATTACCCCGGAGCTGGCCAAATATTTTGACCTGCGTTACTGCGTCGAGGGAAAACATGCTTATGTCGACCCATATACCGATCAGGTTAAAGGGCAGGCATTCGATATGCGCATCCTGATACCGATTTACGATCTGAATGGGGTGATGAAGACATTCCAGGGGCGTGACGTCACCGGCGCAGCAGAACGCCGATATCTCTTTCCAATGCAGCTGCCGGCATCCGGGAGGTTTCTCTACAACGGACATAACGCAGTTGGTAAGCAAACCGTCGTCGTCTGTGAGGGGGCTTTTGATGTCATGGGGGTTAAGCGCGCCATATTCGACGAAGAGACGCTCCGGGACTACGTAGAGCCCATTGGCACGTTCGGGATGCATCTGTCCGGAAACACGACTGTAGACGCAGAAGACCAACTGGGCGCGTTTCTGTCGTTAAAGGCTGATGGTCTGCGAAACGTCATCATGATGTGGGATAGCGAGAAGCAAGCGATCCGAAACACAATGGCGGCCGCCAGACGATTAACCAGTATAGGGTTAAATGTGAAAATAGCCTGTCTTGGAGAAGAAGGGCTAGATCCCGGAGAGGCCACCCAGGAACAAATTCTCAAAGCCTACTATCGTGCAAAACCCTACTCTAAGCAACTGGAGCTGCAGAGCAAGGTTCTCGGTATTAGTGCATTTAATTAGTTCGACTCATGGCTGTAGTTCCATATCCGTGTCGGAAATACCATATTTTTTTTATGGATGTAGGTATCTACTTAAATATTTTAATGTAATAAGTAACACTTTGGTTATGGAGGACATCACATGAAAGAAGGTATCGAACAGGCAGTTTTAGAGATGATAAGGAAGTCAGGCGTAGAGCTTGGGGAGGGCGCACTGGAGAGCATCATCGATGCCTCATTCAACACGGCATCAGAGCATATATCGAATGCGCTATCCTGCATTCCTCTCAAAGAAGGGGCGACACATACGTCGGTGTTAGTGTGGTACGCAAAGACGCCTGAAATGCCCGGTACTGTTCAAAAGCGTGTAGCTCTGGTTGCGTTCATCGTCCCGTCGTTTGAGGCCGGCATTGGGCCAGTCGCGCGTTTTGGCGCCTGGTATGACGACAAAATCATCTTCTCAAACTGCTACCAGATGGAAAGCAGAGAATCCCTTGAGAAGAGCGTGAACGTGACTCTAAGAGCCGTAGAAAGCAAATGCGAGACAGTAGGAGAGGCTTTCGTCAGCGTCATGACCTCTCCCGATGTTGAAAAGCGCCATGTAGATCTGGTGGCACCACCAGGCTTGTTGGAAATGATTGTCTCTGGAGATTACAACAAGGCTATAGCGCGTGTTCGTGAGCTGGACTATGGGCGTATCTGTGACTTGTGTCGTAGTGATCTGGATTTAATCAACGTGATCGTTGAGGCTGGCCGCATCTGTGATGGGGTTTTGGCTCAATACGCAAGTAAGATCAGTCGTTTGGCCAATGAAATGCCTATGCTGATTCAGGAAGCCAAATCCCACGCCGTTCATGCTGCAAACGACCTGCTAACCCCTTATCGATACGAAGCCGCAAGTGACAAGATGACCGGCTGGGCCACCTGGTAAGCCGTAACTATGTACTGTGTCCCCGTACAGAGTTATTTAAACTGATTAGTAAGTAAGTACAAGATTATCATTTAGAGAAATGGCTACCAAAACTGACTTATCAAAAATCCCTTCGATCTCTGGACTCAACGGCTACTCGCTGCGTTGCCCGGAAGTGAAGCTTAACGGACATGACTCGTACTGCAGCTACACCGTCTGTCAGCACACGATCCTTGCCTTCAAAGAGAAGCGACTGCCGGCGTCATCGTTCACCTCGTGTGCGAACGCCATTTCGGCCGGAAAATGCCAGGCGCTGAAAATGATGGTGGAGGAAATCCGGCAAGGTGAGTCGCTGTATTTCGTCGATATGCCGGCGCTCATTGAAGAGGTGGAGGAACGAAACCGAACAGCAAGAACTCTGCAGCCGAAGAGAGGCAGTGCATCTATCTACAGTGGAATTAAGGGGAAGCGCCAATCTTCGAACGTTGCTGAAACTGGCCGACTGCCGGATGCCAGCGAGATTTATTCAGAACTTATCAAAGAAACCTTAAAGGAGAAGACCGACTAATGGAGAAGCTGATCGCGCTTAAACATAAGCTAGACGCCATAAAAACAATGGGAACGAACGCCAAGAAAGAGGCGCTGGCCAGTATGGATGACTTCGAACAAAGAATGGTGTCACTCATGCTGAACCCGTTTGTTCGTTTCGGGGTGAAGAAATACAACGAGGCCGATCCACTTAGCAAGTCCGTACCCAGTGATCAGAAAGCGATGGAGCTGCTGGAGCAACTGATTGAAGCAGGAGAATACTCATGATTCCATACATCGTATTGTCTTTTTCTGGAGGAGTCGCCCTTGGCTTCATCATCTGTCACGACTTGATCAAGCAGGAGCTAAAGACCAAAACACTACGTATAGGTAAGAGGGTATATCGCGTCGTTCACGAGACAGGGGTATCAAAATGAGCAATCTAACCTCCATAGACTGGTGGGTAGGCTTGTACTTTGTGGCCTCTGGTGTCGCAGTGGCTTTCACGGTTGGCCAGTCTCTTGTAAAGCTACTGCTTTTAAGATTCGCCAGTCGCAAGCGTATCGATGACACGCTTTGGTGCCTTGGTTCTCTGCTTGAACAGCGGTACGGCGAGCTGAAGGAAGATGAAGTCCTTTGCATAAAGGCAAAAAGATTCACGGCCACAATCCAACGGACGCAGGATGACAAGTCAAATCTGTTCAAAAAATGAGCAAACAAATGCGCGAAATAATAGGTAAGTATTTACTTATTATTTTGATACAACTATGATTGGCTTGTTTTCGTTGAGACGCGACTGTTTGAACGTTTAAAGATAACTGCAAACGACAATCAGTATCTGGCAGTAGCCTAAAAAGCCAAACACCAGCGAGGTCAGTTTCCAGCCTCGTCACCGAAATGGGACACACTAAGCGAGTGTGATTGCAAAACGCAGGTAGGGCATCTGGTTAACCAGTGCCCTTACCGATGAGGTAACAGAATGGGCGGTTGGGTTTTATGTCCAACACATCCCGGCTCCCAAAGGCCCGACCGTCTATCCTGTTACGTCATTTCTGTTACTTATGTCGTTTAGTTTTGGGTTAAAAATGGCGACGTAACCCGGCTGGTTAGGTGAGCCAGCACGCAACGTTGAGACCACTGGTTTTTGCATCACAGAGGCAGAGCCGGCAGACATGTAGGGCCAAGTACATTAATCCGTCCCAGTGGTCTCAACGTTGTGGCCACGGATTCATTATCCTTCTGGTTATAGCCATTGTTGTCACTGCCTCGTGGCCACAACGATTAAATGATTCCATACATCCAATTAGATCTGAATGAAAACCCTCCTCAACCCTCGGAGAGTATTTGAAGATCTTGGCTTGTAAGCGTTTGGTGAAAACGTAAAGCACAAGTGGCAGAAAGCTGGTAGGACTGCTGCGAACGTCACCGGTGAATCGGCGATACAGCCCCACAAGTCCGTAAATCGACAGAGGCTGACGGTGTCAACTTTAGATGGTGTAGCTCAGTGGTAGAGCGGTTGACTGTTAATCAACTGGTCGGTGGTTCGAATCCACCCACCATCGCCACAACGGTAAGGGTATTTGGACGACAGCAAGGAAGGCGCGCTCTTTGGCTGTTCGCGACGGATCTGATTCCCTGAATGCCCTTACCGTTGTGATGAATTGCAGCTCGTTGAAGCAACCAGAAGATAAGCATCTGGCGTCACAACGAACGGAGGATAGAGGGCATGGCGCCCAAGCGGTCTTGAAAACCGTCCCATTGCGAAAGCGATGATGGTTCGATTCCATTATCCTCCGCCAACACAGCGTTGAGCGGTTTGGTTTTGTTTTTCTTATCGAAAAGACTCCGCCTGTCACCATGGCCAGACCGCTCAACGCTGTGATAGACATTACGGCAGACGTTCTTCAACCATAGCTTCTAGCATCTTAGCAACGCTTTTTTCAGCGCAAAATCCAAAGGGGCTTCGGCCCCTTTTTTGCGTTCAGAATATGAATTTTCCATGAACACAGAATCAAATTTGCCATTCCTACATGCAGATAAATGTTGTGATATCATTGAGGCATTCTAAAAGGCTGTTGGGAGTGCAAAATTTGATAAGTTCAAACGACGAGGGGAGAGTTCTATGGGAAAGTAACTAATGAATAAAAAGAACTCCCATCTGGGAGTTCTTCCTTGCCTCAAACGACCCCCATCGTTTAAGGCAACACATCGCGTTACGAGAGCGAATATGTCACAACAACTTCATCATACAACTAAGATGAATCTACGTCAATTTTGTCTCGCAACGCATTTGATTAATCGAACAGAGGTATCTTTCGATGAGTGAAATGCTAACGGCTTTTATTCAGGCCCCACTGTTGAGCCAAGTTCTTACCATATTGGTGCTTGTACTATGGTTTAGATGCCAACGGAAAAAGTAATTTTATTGAAAGGGGGCCTCGCCCCCTGTTTACTTGGCTATCGTGCATATAAATACGGCAATACTTGAATTAAGCTGCGAACATTCTAAGGAGCTCAGGAGATGACAAAGTTATTTTTTAGCTTAAAAATTTGGGAGGCCAAGGCTTCAATTGCAGTCATGAAAATGCTAGCCGAACAGGCCGAAGCAAACATTGTTCGCGCTTTTAATAATGTCGAGCTTCCAGGCGCAGTCTCGGAAGAAGAATATGAAGATTTTAACGAGGACGATGAAGGTAATGTTTATAGATACACTGTACCATTTTTTACCTGCGGTTCATGTTCTGGACTAGATGCTAATGAAGTCAAGTCGAAATACAAACATCTGGTTTCACAACTTACTCGTCGTTCTGCATTTTTGACCATGTTCGGTTTATTCGAATACCGCATGATAGAGTGTCTAGATGTCATGGATAGATTGACTGGCGAGGTAACTGATAAAAGATTCAAAACGGTAGAAGACTGTCATAAACGGCTTACCGGATCTATAGGTGGCAAAGCCATCAGGAATATTGACCATCTTGTTGCTATCAGAAACATCATGGCACACAGCAATGGCGTAGCCAAAGACTATCATAGCATATTGAATTCAAACGCAAAAAAAACTCGTGAGATTAAAGCAATACGTCGAGCAATCAATGAAAATGCTGGTATTGCAGTAAATGATTTTGATGAAGTTCTCATGGACGGTCGGTTTTTGAAATATGTTCTGGGTGAGTTTAATCGATATATAAGTGAGTTAGTAGCTTCCGTTAGCAGATACCAAAGCAGTATCAGTTAAGTTGCTATAGATCTACAATATTTATATGAAGTACAACCTATATACTGTTTGCATTGAGATGCTGGATAGTGAAGATGTTTAGATTCATTCGCATCATTTTTTACCTTCTATTGGTATTATGAGGTTCGTTACGAATACTCAACAGTTGATGAACCTAGCGATTTTAATTGCTAAAATAAGTAATTACTTACCTATTGTTTTTCATGTATAGTTCTTCCGGTTACTCACTTGAAAGGACTCAATATGGGAAACAAACGTAAACAGGCGCGACGTGCAGCTCGCCAGGCGCTTAAGTCAAAATCGCGAATTCTCGGATACGAGATCGACACTATTATCGTAGACGAGCAGGCCTCCGCCGCCCCTGCTTTGCCCCCAAAACCGAAGCGTGACACTTCCCCCATAGAGGCACGCAATGAAGCCCAGGCCCACTATCTTATCTCTCTTGATAACAAAGCACTGACGTTCGCCACTGGCGAAGCCGGCTGCGGTAAAACCTTCCTGGCAACGGCCGTCGCGGCACAGAGATTACTCGATAAGGAAGTAGACCGAATTATCGTTACGCGCCCTGTACTGCAGGCAGAGGAGGATTTGGGCTTCCTGCCTGGCGATATGGCCGAGAAGTTCGCTCCGTTCTTTCGTCCCGTCTACGATGTGCTGCAGAAGCGCCTTGGCGCTTCGTTTCTCGAATACTGCCTAAAGCCAGAGGTGGCCAAAGTCGAGATCGCTCCCTTCGCATACATGCGCGGTCGCACCTTCGAAAACGCTGTGGTCATCCTCGATGAGGCCCAGAACGTGACGGCGTCACAAATGAAGATGTTCCTGACCCGGATGGGTGAGAACGTAACGGTCGTCGTTAACGGTGATGTAACCCAATGCGACCTGCCGGGTAATGTTAAATCTGGTCTTGAGGACGCCCTGCAGCGGTTCCATCCATCTCGCCAAGTAGGACTCATTGAATTCACGGCCGAAGATTGCGTGCGCTCAGAACTGTGTAAAGTGGCGCTTCAAGCCTATCTGTAAGGAAAAATGATTGTTATGGCGATCTCGAAAGAATTCTTACCTTTACCGTTTGGTGTGGCTGGCTACTATCCACCTGGATCAGAGATCGGCCGCAACCCCCAGTTCTGCGAGGATAAACGAGAGAAAACAATGAAGTTTGTGATTTATGGACGAGAAAATTGTTCCTTCTGCAAGCGAGCCGTTGAGCTGGCGAAGCAGCTGCAGGGCCTTGGATATGGCGAATATCAGTACATCGATATTGTCGCTGCCGGGATCGACAAACAAAAGCTGAGTGACATGGTTGGGAAGCCGGTAGAAACCATTCCCCAGGTGTTTTTGGACGATGTTCCAATCGGCGGTTACACAGAATTTGCTGCTTTCGCAAGCACTCTGTAATACAATACGGCTCCGTTTGGGGCCGTTTTGATTTGTCGCTTTTGATAACAGAGCGTACACTTAGGTACGAGCCATTTAGCTGTAAAGAGGTTTTATGCATTTAGAAAATTGCCTGGAAGATATGAATGTCATTAGCAATGCTCTTGCTACCGTGACTTCTAACGCTTCACGCTTTTCGAATGCAAATAGCACTCCGAAAGCGTTCCCGAAGCGTGTACACACAAAATTTAAGATGCGTCCCCGTATCGGCGGCATCACAAGGTCGACGAGGCCAGGTTTTGCAGATTCTAACGAGTTCAGACTGCCGCAAACAGAAGGAATTCCGGTAGCTGAAAGCGATACCGCAGCTCAGCTTGCGGATATTGAACAAAGGCTCGCAGAGCTGACGGCGAAACACGTTCAGTTGACCCATAACATTTCAGGTTACAGTGCGGAACAGATCCGCGATACTTTCGGTGAAAGCCGTTACGAGGACTTGAAGAACGTTGACCTGTCCATACGCGGTTTAGAAGGCTTCGTTAACAAGTTCATCCGTGACGCCGAACTGCCACATCCGTACCTGAAACGTTTGAGTGATGCTATCACTGAGTACCGTCTGGCGGTTTCTGACCTCCTGATGATTCTAAATCAGTGCTTTAACGAGGTAGAAGTTATCGAATCGCAGACAGGCCTCATTGATGAGGACGTCTTCGCAAACTTCTCCTTCCATTAAGGCTGAACGATGAAAGTCACATGGAACAGTGATAGTTACGCCCAATTTTTGGAGCCGGTCTTCAGAGTAATGCCTGATCTGGAGACCTCATTACTTACTGATTTTGTGAGTTTTAAGAACGGCTTTTATCCGGCCGTTTTTGGCAAAGATGGCCCCTATACCGAACCTGGTTCTGTAGTTTCCTCTCGTGTTTACCACGTTCATCTCTTATTCACCAAGCAAGAACGAAATAGTCACCGAAACAGGTTCAACTGTACAAGCGACCGCGCCCTCGTTTATACCCAGCACGCCAAGTTTCAGGACGTGTATAGTCTGCTGGCCATCTTCCCGAAAGAGGCACACAAAACAGCCAGTGATCCAGTCAAAATGAGCGACATCGCCAAATACGCGGCAGCCTTCCAGAAATTAACAAACCCGTAGTTACCTGCAGCTCCATGCCTTTCTCATTCGTAGCGTGGTTCTATTGCGATAATTTTCATATTTTTTAGGCAATTAATCTAGTCTTTGCGCGTATGCATAAATATACGAGAAATAACGGTACAGAAAGCGGCAGGCAAAATAACCACAAAATAATGAACATGCCATACACACCGCTATTCACGCCAATGTGACGATCCCAAAAGGGTTTGGTCATTATCTTAAGGGCTAGTTTCTCCGAAGTATAATATGAGAATGGGTACAGGACGGCGCTTAAAACAAGATATGTAACCACAAATGGCATATAAGGAACATAGGCAGGAAAAATGAGTCCGTCATTCATATCGCGCACTATAAAATAGATCAGATAGCCATAACCACACCATCCCCATAAGCAGTGCCGTAAATAATATTTTAAGGTCATCATCTATGATTCCTTCATAGCTATACCGTTAAAGCTATCATATCATGAATTGACGAAGTCCCCCTTCGAGACCAGGCGGCATCGAGACAGCCATAGACGCAAACATGACTGAACTGGCACCGGACAACGATGGGACATAACGCATAGACAAGGGTGATGTCGCAAACAAACAAGCGGGAAATGACACTGCCCAGATGAGTAATTTTCAAAAAAAAGGCTTTCTATGATTCCATACTTGGTAGGTATGGAATCATTAGACAAAAGAGGGTATTTTAGGTTGATCTCAATAAAAACAATGCCTAATATACTGTATATAAACACAGTATAAAAAGCGTCATACAGTGGCCAGATTATGAAAAACACGTTTGACAGAGCACGCGCAGCGGAAAACACGTCACAGGAAGCAATCACCTATCTGGATCGGGCATCGCAGATGGATGCCAGATCGGTCTCGATGCAGGGAGCCGATCTGACTTTCGCCGACGCATTCATGTTATTCACTCGCTTATCATTATTGATAACTCGCCGCCGGCCCGAGATAGCTGTCCATTGTGTTTTGATACATGTTCTCCCGCATATCGCTCAGGAAAAAGTAAGTAACCTGAATAGAATAATGGTGAATCAGCTGGTCAACCCGCTGATCCTTGAAGGGAAGATCGTGATGGGTCGCCGTGTTTTTTCCATCATGAAGCAGTTCCTGGGATGGTGTGCCTTCCAGGGAATTATCGAAACATCGCCCCTGAATGATATGTCGCTGAACAAAGTTGCCGGCGGCGCGAAGACGGCCCCGCGGGAACGATGCCTGACGGACGCAGAGGTTTGGGTATTCTGGAATGTCTGGGACTATTTCGACGTATGTCCGGGCACGAAATGGGCGGCAAGGCTTTGCCTCGTAGCTGCCAGACGTCCAGATGAAGTGCTGCGGGCCAGAGTAAGCGAGTTCGACCTTAAGCTAAATGTATGGAATCAAGGATCTCGCAACAAATCGGCCCGGTCGCACACCCTTCCGATGAGCTCACTGATGCGGAAGTGCGTAGAAGAATTGATTGCTTATGGCGCCGGCAGCCAGTGGCTCGTCCCGTCGAACAAAAAGAAAGCTGATACGCCAATGTCAAAGGTTGCAATAGCCCAGGCGTTGAGGCGGATTCTAGAGCGACCAGAGCTTGGGGAAGTGGAGTCGTTTACCCCACGTGATCTGCGTAGAACGGCACGCAGCTACTTTCCAGCCCTTAATATTTCTCAGGAAGTATCACGTAAGATCATGAATCATAGTCTGGAAGGTATCGACCGTGTATACGACCGATATGACTACATGGATCAGATGCGAGAAGCCCTTGAGAGCTTCTCATCGTACATCTCGTCGATTGTTGAGCAACCAGATTTAGAAGAAATTGACCACAAAATGAAGGGAGATCGCCTATCCACCGAGCTGATCAGAGTAAACTTCTCATAGCTTTTTAATTGCTTCGACAACCTGCTCAACACCATCAGTTTGAGCCGGAAAGCGGTTGCGGAAAGCTGCGAGAACCTCACGTTCTTCCGGAGTCAGCGGCGCGATGCCCTGGTCTCGTAAAAAATCTGCCAGCTCAGGCTGACGGTCTTCAAGAACCATCATCATGAGACGTACTGGGTCTGCATTCAGTGCTTCTGCCAGTGGTAGCACTTTCTCTACCGGCAGCGGAATTCTTCCCTTTTTTATCAGGGACAAAATGTTGGGATTCTTGTAACCAATCTCACGGGAGATCGCCGACTGACTTTTCGGCGAAACAGTGATTAAAGAATCGATGTAGGCGACGTAACGAGCGGTCTTCTCATCGGCCATTGTCATTGTAGTTACTATCCTCGCGTGATCTTTTTGTATGGTAAGTACTTACCGATATTACAGCAACGGTTATTATTGTAAAGTCTTACATCCGGCTATTTGTAGGCAATTATCGCACATAAATCACGCGAAATAAGGGATAAATCAGCAAAATCCGGTACTTCTGTTGATTTTTTTGATTATTTTTGTTTAAGACATTACGATACATTTTTATTAACTTTTATATTAATAGGTAGTACCATCACCTCCAAATGAAACCTGTTGATTAGGATGCTATTAATGGAAAAATTGTCATCTAATTTACTTGCTCTGAATGTAGGCAATGTTTTCGTGCTGACACACCTGGAGGCTGCAGAAGTACTATCTGAGTTACCAAATCACCAGGTAAACGTTAGAGCGCGCGACGCTACTGTTTTCCGGTTCTCCCTGGAAAATGGCTCTTTCACGCTGATCAATACTGGCGACCTCTCTTTCGCGGTTCGAATCAACTAAAATTTATAACCCGCCTATAACTCATTGATCCCCTGCGCGAATTGCTTCCTCCCCTGTTCGCGCAGTGTTATTTTCTTATATCTGAAAACAATTTGTTTACTCGATAAGGAAAGAACATGGCAACCAAACCCAGCAAAACTGTACTCAAAGAGGTACAGGACTTCCGCGATTCCGTAAAACGCGTCGTTGGTCTTCTTTCGGGCAAGAACATTCCTGTAGCTGAATGCGGAGATACAGCATACGTTCGCTACAATAAAAAGGGGGAGCCAGTCATGGTTAACATCCCATCCATACCAGATGACGCAAGCCCTGCGCTTATGAATGCCATACGTGGATTCCTTGATCACGAGGTTGGCCATCTCCTTTTCACAGACGAAAAAGTCGTCAAGAAAATGCGCAACACAAAGGCATTCGGACTCTGGAATGCCCTGGAAGACGTCTACATCGAACGTCGCATGAGTGAAGTGTTCACCGGCAGCCGGCGCAACCTATTGTCCACACGTAACCTCATGATTGATAAATATTTTAATCCCCACATTAAAAAGGCGGTAGCGATGTGCCGCGGGGATCAACGCGAGTTGTTTCTAAAGTTCTTCCTCTGTCCGGTTCTACGGGCGTGGGATGGCCAACCAACTTTTGCTGATTTCATGGAGGAGCACTGGCACCTCATCGATAAACCTATTGCCGTTCTGAAAGAGTTTGGCGTCGATGAAGCTGTCCGTCGTATGGATAGCACTGAGGATTGCGTCAAGGTTGCAGCAGCAATGGCTAAGATCCTGCGTGAAATGACTGAGATGCCAGAAGGGCCGTTACCTGAACGTGAGTCCTCTGTAACCAAAAAGACCGAACCAGAAGAAGACAGTTCAGATGAGCCGGCTGCTGGAGACGATACTGAGGTTTGTGACGAAGAGGGACTCGATAGCACTCCTGATGAGTTTAGCTCTGACGATGAAGATGATGAAAAATCAGACAAATCGATAAGTAAGTACATACCTAACAGGCATGAATTGATAAATGATACAGAAAATAAACCTGAAGATGGCGATTTAGGCCATGAAAATGTTGACGACTTGCCTGACAGCGAAGAAACGACAGCTGATGATCCTGTTACATCTCTGGGCTCGGATGTAGGGGAAGAAGTAGATGATGAAGGGGATTACAGTCCGTCCACGGATGATGGCTCAGAGGACAGGCATGGCAGCTCCTCTGATGACAGCGAAGCTATCGAAGACGGTGAAGGTAAGGCAGATAAAGACGGTGGCAAGGAGAAGGATGAAGGGGATCTGGACACCTCAGATGAAAGCGATGCCGGCTTTGCCCCACACGCTGACGATATGTCTCTTGATGATGCTCTCAAGGCATTAGAAAACGTTGATGAAGAGATAGGTTCTTCAACCGAGGATGCGCTGGCGTCGGCGATCAAGTCGGAGCTGGCCAGCGCGTCACTATCTGATTACCGGCCATACAATCGCTCCTACGACTTTCTGGGGCCAATTGACGAGGCAGAAGAGCATATTAAGCGCGCCAGAAAAGCTTTTGGCGCAATCCCTATGTATTCTCCCGTAGATCGCTACCGCATTGTTCCAGAGGGAAGAAAACTGTTTGAGATGAAGGTAGAGAGACATCTGTCTTCCTCGGTGTCATCTACCTTGGCCAAAGACCTGGAGCGCGCGATCGCCAGTCGCAACCGTGTTCAGTTCATCCCTGGCCAGCGTCGTGGACGCGTACATGGGGCGAGTCTTTACCGACTGTCGATGAATGACGATCGGGTATTCCGGAGAAAAGAAGACCACAAGGCCGTGAACGCGTGCGTTCAACAGGTCATCGATTTGTCAGGTTCAATGGGCGGCCGAAAAATCGAGCTCGCGCTGGCATCCGCATACACACTGGCTGACGCCCTAGATCGTATCCACGTTCCGAACGTCATTACCGGCTTCACTACGTATGGCAATCCGGATGTAGCAACTATGTCGAAACGTGGGTTTAGCCGCTTTGAAGCGCTTATGCTGCCGATTATTAAAAACTGGCATGAGAAAGCGAACTCCCCAGAGATACGTGCTCGTATGGGCTGTGTGGCGGAGACTTTCCCCCTGCTAAACAACGTGGATGGCGAGAGCATCGCACAGCTGGCTTCTCTGTTTGCAGGGCGTATGGAAGACAAGAAGATCATGATTGTGCAGAGCGACGGCGCCCCATGCGCTGCGGGGGATGGCTTTAGTAACCATCTGCGCTCAGTAACGAATGACATCGAAAACACAAGTGACATCAACCTGTTGGCCATTGGCATTCTTACGGACGCGCCGCGCCGGTATTACAAAAACTATGCGCTAGTGAATAAGGTCGAAGAGTTGGGTACGTCAGTTGTCAGCGAGTTATCTCGTATCATTTTAGGGTAAATCTTTCGCCCTATAAAATAAGTAACTAGTTACTATAAAGCCTGATACGTTCGTATAGAATAGAGCCCAGAAACGACAACAAGTAAGGAAAAACACATGACCGCGACTGCGCTACCACAAGACGCCCACTCTGATGCCGTCACCTGCAAATGGTGCGGAAAATCCTTCCATCACCTCAAATCCCACATTTCGATGGGTCGGTGCGAAGGAATTCCGGAAGAAGCCAAAGGGCTTGGTGTGGATGACGTAGTGAAAATGTACACCACAGCATTCCCCGGGGAACCAACGCTGTCTCCAAAGGCCATTGAAGCGTTAAAGAATAAACGCTCTGAGAAGGCTGGCGCAGACGGCAAAATCGCGGATATCAGTTCCCACCCTGGCTATGCAGGGACTGTCGAATACAAAACTGAGCTTGTCGCCGCGCACGAGCTGCTTGGCCTGACTATCAAGGAACTTGGCACGCCCCGAGGCAAACCCCTTCAGGTGACGGTCAACATCAACACGCCATATCCGGAGTTCGTGCCAGAAGTGAAAGCCGGCTATGTATACGGCGACTTCGATCTGATTAAAGACATCTTCATGATGCTGGAGATCGGCATTCCTGGTTATCTGTGGGGTCATGCTGGTACGGGGAAAACCTCCCTGCCAACCCAGCTTTGCGCGCTCCTGAATCGCCCGGTGATCCGCTCACAGCATACGGCATCAACTGAGGAATCCCATATTACGGGCCAGATTCTGGCGCGAGAAGGCACAACCTACTTTGAACCAGGGCTTCTGTCGCTGGCGATGAAGAACGGTTGGGTGTATCTGGCAGACGAATACGATTTTGCATTCCCGCAGATTCTGGGGATCTACCAGCCAGTTCTGGAAGGCGAACCACTCGTAATCAAAGAAGCGACACCAGACTGGCGTCGCGTGGCGCCGCATAAGCGCTTCGCCTTCATCGGTACAGGCAACACTAATGGTTCAGGGGATGAAACGGGGCTTTATCAAGGAACGAACATCCAGAACGCGGCTAACTTCTCTCGCTTTGGCATCGTATCTCACGTCAAGTACATGAAGCCTGGTGCTGAGGTAAACATGCTGGTCGAAGCGGGAATCATCCGTGAATACGCCGAAAAAATGGTTAAGTTCGCCAATCTGGTACGAGACGGGTATGAGCAACACCTGATCAGCCAACCAATCGGCCCGCGTGAGCTGCTTCTGTCCGCAAAAATTGGAATGATGCGAGGTGATTTCGCAGCCGGCATCGAGAAGTCATTCATCAATAAACTCCCCTCCACCTCTGCGCAAGCGGCGCGTGAAGTGGTTCAGAAAATCTTCGGTTAATCGTGCGTAAAGGTTGTTTTGGATCTCTTATCGCAGCTTCTGAAACTGGCGCGGCCTGTTTGTCATGCGCTCACAGGCCTGACTGCCACCAGGCAGCCAAAGGAGTTGCGATTTCGATATACGGGAAGTTCGTCGGCTTCCCCAACGACAAAATTAAGAAAAAACAGAAGGTAAAAACACATGAAAGCACTGATGGTCAGGACTGATTTTTCCCTGGGAGAATCAGCACTGAAAGCAGAGCACGCAGTAAAGGTAGCAAAGGAGGCTGGCTACACCGCGGTGATCTCTGCTGACACGATGAATATCGCCAGCGTTATCCCCCTGCAGCGAGCTGCTGGCGATGAGATGGCGGTGATCTGTGGTGTTAAGCTGAATGTTGTCGACGATCCAACATACGAGTACCGGGCTAAACTGGCCAAAGAGTCTAATGGATGTATGGAATCATTGGAGCGTGGACGTAACTACTGCTTCACCGCACTGATTAAAAACGAGCAAGGTTATCGCGACATTTGCGAACTAATGACTTTAGCCAATACCCGCGAGCAGTTTTACTTCGTACCACGTCTGGCGCTCGAACAGCTGGCGGCTACTTACGCTAAAGGCAATATACTGTTGCTGACTTCGGATATCGGCAGCGTATTCCAGCGACCGGACTTCGCTAAAATTATTAGCGCGCTGATTACTGCCGGCGGACGCGAGAATTTCTACAGCGTAGTTTATCCGCACCCTACGCCATTCTATGACCAGATCAACGTGCGAGCCATGAAAGTGGCAAGCGCACTGAAAATCGAGCCCGTTGCATTTTATCCAGCTTATTACGAAGGGGTTGATGACGCTGACATCAAAGACATCGCCCACATGGTGATAAACAATATCAAAGTCGATCAGCCACACCGGCTGCGTATCCCCCACCAGCGCGACAATGCAATAAATGGTCGCCGTCATCTGCTGCAGGCTCTGAAAGAGTTTTCTGTCCGGATGGGCGTATCTGTATCTGCCGCCATGGCTTCTACAACGCAGGACTCCATTGTTAAGGCGTGCGAATGGCGCTGGCACGAGATGGCGCCGGCGCTGCCAAAAATGGCAGACGATGAGCCTGCAACGTTGATGAAACTGGCTGTCGCAGGGCTTCGAAAACGTCTCAGCAACAAAGAATTTGGCTACACGCCACCAGCTTCCGAGCACCGCATTTACGTCGATCGCCTCAAGTATGAAATGGAAACGCTCACTCGCCTGGGATTCTGCGGTTATTTCCTGATGGTTCGCGATCTGATGAATCATAGTCGCGAGACAGGTATTCCGGTCGGGCCAGGTCGTGGTTCATCCGCCGGCTCTCTGGTGGCATGGTGCATCGGCATTACCAACGTTGACCCTATCCGTCATGGCCTGCTGTTCGAACGTTTCATTAACCCTGAACGTCTCGACTTGCCGGATGCTGATCTGGACTTTAGCCAGGCGCGGCGCCATGAGGTGATCGAGTATCTGAATGCCCGATATGGCGAAGAGTATGTTGCAGGCATTCCGAACTTCACTTATCTGGGCGCCGCTTCCGCACTGCGCGACACAGCGCGTATTTATGGAGTTGATGCGGCGGATATGGCGGTTTCCAAGGAGCTTAAGACCCTGGAGGATGACAGTCTGTCTCTGTCGGAGCTGCGCGAGCAGCTGGCCAGCCTGGACAAATACGCCACCAAACATCCGGACGCATTTAAGGCGGCGAGCAAGTTGCAAAACCTGATGCGTGGCTTCGGCCGCCATGCTGCAGGGGTGATTGTCGCTGGCGTACCTCTGACGGAACGTACCCCTGTAGAGCGACGTGGAGACGCGCGTTGCATCGCATTCGATAAACGATACTGCGAGGCCATGGGGCTGATCAAACTGGACGTTCTGGGCCTGGCCACTCTCGATCTGCTGGATAGCGCAAAACGTTACATCAAAGAGAGCACCGGTAAGGACATCAACCTCGATGCCATCCCACTGGATGATCGCAAAGTACTCGATGGATTCGCCGCGGGGTATACGCAAGGTGTGTTCCAGCTTGAGTCCGGCCCCATGAGGAAGCTACTCAAAGATCTGGGTGGTGGTATCGAGCCAATGAGCTTCAAAACCATTGTGGCCACAACTGCGCTTTTCAGACCAGGTCCAATTCAGTCAGGCATGTTGGACGACTATGTTGCTGTGGCCAAGGGCTTTATGGCTCCACATTCAATTCATCCTCGTCTTGAGGAAACAACCAAAGAAACTAACGGCGTTTTACTCTATCAAGAGCAGATCATGAAAAGCTCTCGCGTACTCGCTGGATTCTCTATGGCTGAGGCTGACGCTCTGCGTTCCGCTATCGGTAAAAAGAACATGGATAAGATGAAAGCGATCGGCAGCGATTTTGTAGAACGAGCGCAAGCAGGTTGGGTGACACTGTCACTTGAAAACGGAAGCACAGTAGAAGTCCACAAAAAGGCCAAGCTGATGTGCTCTGACGGCAAACGCAGAACCTATGACGAAGCGATTGGTGATAACGCTGATATTGTTGATTTTGGAGTTTGACGGTGGAAGAAATTTGGAAATCCATTCCTGAGTTTGAAGGTTATTACGAAGCATCCAGTTTAGGTCGCATTCGCTCTTTAGATGTTATACGAACATCCCCCAATGGGGGCGAATGGGTGAAGAAGGGGCAAATCCTCAAACCTCGCGTAATCAATGATTTTGGACATCTGGGCGTGAAACTAAGCGTCAACGGCGTCAAATGCGACCGCACAGTCCATTATCTGGTAGCAACTGCATTCCACGGAGAACGACCAGAAGGCTTACTTATTCGTCATCTTGACGGAAGACCATCAAACAATGCGCCCTCCAATCTCGCGTATGGCACTCAAGTCGACAACATGGCTGACGCCATTGCACACGATACCGTTGAGTTTGGTGAGAGGCGCTACAACGCCAAGCTAACCAACGAAGTCGTCATTGCTATTCGCATTAAAAAGTCAGAAGGCGCTCTGAACAAAGACCTCGCGGCCGAATATGGTTTAACTGAGCTTTACATTCACCATATCGTCACCGGGAAGAAATGGGCACGAGTTGGTGGGCCGATCGTTGTCTCAAGAGCATCCAAAAAACTGGATGCTGAAGCAAGAGCTGAGGTGGTCGCCTTGCGCAAGGCTGGCGCAACCTATGAAAAGTTGCGAGAAAAATTCGGCATCTCTAACACTCAAATCGCAAATATCTTAAAAAAAGCAAGCATTTGAAGCTAGCGACGGGAAAACACATGAAAATTGCAAAAGTTATTTCCGAACAGGAAGGTCTTAGCCCTGAGAAAGCCCAGGAAATATGGGACGCCTTTGAAAAGTTCGGTGGATACGCCTTTAACAAATCTCACTCAGTAGCGTATTCGTTGATCAGCTATCAATCCATGTGGCTGAAAACGCATTTCCCTGCAGAGTTCTTCGCCGCAGCGCTCACCATTCTTGGCGAGGACAAGCACCAGGGACTGGTAAAGGATGCCTTAACCTATGGCATCCGCGTACTGCCACCCGACATTAATATGTCCTCGAATCGCATCGAGATCCGCACGCTCGAAGATGGCAGCCAGGTACTTTACGCCCCGTTCTCTGCGGTTAAAGGATGTTCTGAAAATGGGTGCCAGGCAATTATGCGAGCGCGTGAGAAAGTTGGCGGCAAATTCGAGTCACTTGAGCAATTTGAGGAAGCGGTCGAGAAGCGTGCGTGTAACAGCCGGGTACGCGAGTCACTGCAAAAAGTAGGTGCGTTCGCATCGATTGAGCCTGGCAGTCTGCCAGCGACAGATCCGGAACGACTGCGCAACCAGGCAGAGTTGATGGGCAATCTGGTGATCGACGCTGTAAAAGCCTCTCGACCGTTCGAGATGAACCCTAAGCGCTCTGCCGAAGTGAATGTACTGATGACTCGCATGGCGGCCGAAATGGGTCTGGGAGACGACCTGATACGTCCGAGCATTGGCATTAAGCCGAAAATGGCACTGTTGCAAATAGCCGGTGGTGATAAACTTATCATCCCCTTTTGCTGATGGAGCTGCACATGAACCCATTCAAAGGCCGGCATTTTCAGCGTGACATCATTCTGTGGGCCGTACGCTGGTACTGCAAATACGGCATCAGTTACCGTGAGCTGCAGGAGATGCTGGCTGAACGCGGAGTGAATGTCGATCACTCCACGATTTACCGCTGGGTTCAGCGTTATGCGCCTGAAATGGAAAAACGGCTGCGCTGGTACTGGCGTAACCCTTCCGATCTTTGCCCGTGGCACATGGATGAAACCTACGTGAAGGTCAATGGCCGCTGGGCGTATCTGTACCGGGCCGTCGACAGCCGGGGCCGCACTGTCGATTTTTATCTCTCCTCCCGTCGTAACAGCAAAGCTGCATACCGGTTTCTGGGTAAAATCCTCAACAACGTGAAGAAGTGGCAGATCCCGCGATTCATCAACACGGATAAAGCGCCCGCCTATGGTCGCGCGCTTGCTCTGCTCAAACGCGAAGGCCGGTGCCCGTCTGACGTTGAACACCGACAGATTAAGTACCGGAACAACGTGATTGAATGCGATCATGGCAAACTGAAACGGATAATCGGCGCCACGCTGGGATTTAAATCCATGAAGACGGCTTACGCCACCATCAAAGGTATTGAGGTGATGCGTGCACTACGCAAAGGCCAGGCCTCAGCATTTTATTATGGTGATCCCCTGGGCGAAATGCGCCTGGTAAGCAGAGTTTTTGAAATGTAAGGCCTTTGAATAAGACAAAAGGCTGCCTCATCGCTAACTTTGCAACAGTGCCCTTTTGGCAGTATCGGTATCGCTCTGGATATCGCTCAGCGAGTTATTCAGGGTGGTGATGCTTTCACTCTGGCTGCTAAGGGTTTTATCCTGCTGGGTTACGGTCGACTGCAGGCCCGTGATCGCCTTGCTATTCGCAGATACACCAGACTCAACACTTCCTACGCGATTATCCAGCGTAGACAATGCCGCACCTTGTGATTTAAGGGTGTTGCCCTGCTCTTCGACCTTCTGGGAAATTGTCTGTACTGCACTGGCATCGGCCTTCTGGCCAAGGCTTGTTTGCAACCCGGTAATCTTGCTTGCCTGGGAAGCTTGTTCAGTGGACAGCGTATGGAGCTCTTCTGCAACAGAGGCTTTGTTTCTGTTGAATTCAGTCTGCAGGGATTCACGCGCACTCGCTTCCGCAGCATCGGCGGTGATACGAGCATTTTTCTCCTGATAGATCAGACCAGAACGAATGTCGTCCAGATTTCCGCTTTCAGAGGAACCGCGGATTTGTGCAGCCAATGTGCTGCGCGCCTGCGCTTCGGCGGTATCCGCATTCGCACGAGCCTGCTGCTCTTCCTGTAACGCGGCCATGCCTGCGCCCGGCGTCGGTCGACCGACGGCGATCCAGTCGAATAACAGGTAATTGTCCGCATCCTGACCTGATGTGAAATCGAAGCGGAAACGACGAATCGTTGTCGAATCTCGCCACTCAATGTCGTGCAGGGTCAGAATCGCAATACCCTTGTCATCGTATTCCGGTTCATTGATAACCACGGAGCGACCAGCATTCCAGCCGGTTTCATCAGCGCCAATCCAGAACATTTTGGCGTTCCAGGTTGGGTTGCCAACCTTTTTAATGCGCATCTTAATGAAACGATAAGCATGGGCATCGATCGTCAATCCGTTAGGGGAACGACATGTTGAGGTCGGATTGTTCGCTTTCAGCCAGCCATCGCTGGTGACGCTCATTGGCGTGTAGCCATTATCATCTTCCGTCCAGCCTTCGGCGTCCTGGTCGAAATACCAGATTTTCAGAGAGTCGAACTGTTCCCCTGTGCCGGCGGCAATCTGCGAGATCTGTCGCGCGAGATTTTCGTCACCGGAGGTCACAACCTCAGACAAGCTATCGATAGAGGTTTTCAGCTCATTCTTCGCGCTCAGCAGTTGGTCGGCCGCTTGCTTGGCTGCATCATTAACATCTGCAATACGGTCATTCGTCTCTTTCTGAATGGCCGCAGTCAGATCTTTGCTGGTCTGGGACAGCGACGTTGTCAGTGATGACTGCGCTTTCTTAATCTCCTGCGACAGAGCAGCGTCGCCGTCTTTAATCGACTGTTTTGCAGCTTCAATTTGGCTGTTTACATTGGAGATGTTGGTATTGATCGTCTGGTTGACCGTATCGATATTGTCGACAATTGTCTGATTGACGGTATCAATGTTCTCTTTCAGCGACTGATTGACAGAGTCAACCTGCGCCTTAATTTCGGAGGAGGTTTGCGCCAGGTCGTTTTCAACTTGCTGAATAGACTCGTTGACTGAGTTCTGAACCTCGCCAATGGCGTTGTCTACCGCCTCCTGAGTGGCTTTGCTGTCGATTTCGTCGAGCAGCTCTTTGCCGAGTTCAGAAGATGTGATCTTGTCTTTCAGGAAAGACAATACGTCGCGAGTGGTGGCCTCTGTACCGAGGTTCGAGTTCGGCTGGCCTACCATCCCACGTTTGTTTACCGCACGAATCCAGTAATACCAGGTCTCGTTGTCACCCAGCCCAGCGTGAGTGAAAGTCGTTGTGGCGGCCTGAGCAATGAGTGTCGCGGTGTCCAGCTTATTTGTTTTGGACGCATACACGTTGATCTGCGCGAGGTCGACTGAATCAGGGTTAACCCAATTCAATACCACGTTACGATAATCCCCCACCGCGGTCAGTGATGTGGGCGCCCCTGGCGGCGTCATCGTGCCTTTTACCTGATAGACAGCAGTAATGATCTCGGATTTTTTGCCGCCGAAGGAAACGGAATACAGCTGGAAGTCATATCGCCCATTTTCGGCAACATTGACGATTTCATATTGTTCTTCCGTGGCGCGGGCAGATTGCCAGTTGGAGACGTTGCCCTCGTCGGAGCGGCGCCAGCTGACCCAGTATTCTGGTGATTTACCTTCCCAGGCAAGCATCAGCTTCACGGACAAGTTGCCAGGACTGGACAGATAGGTGCCTTCTGAGATGACCAGATTGCTCGGTTTGGAATATGTGGGATCAAGAACCGTCGTATTTTCTGGAACGAGCGCGGCCCCGTTATCAATCGCCTGGTACTTAGATGCATTGTTCTGCACCACCGTGATATCAAACGACCCCGGGGTTTCACCTTGCGCGATAGCGACAACGCGCGCCCGCATTGGAACCAGGTCTGGTTCGGTGATCGTCCAGACGCCATTCGCTACTGGTTGATCGGCTGTGGCCAACGCCGTCTTGAAGGTAACTTTAGTGATGTTGTCGCCGGTCTCGTTGATGTCTCGCTCAACGATTTTGCCTTCCTGATTGATGATACGGATGAAGCTACCGCTCTTTTTCAGAGAGACAGGTGCATCGAGGGTGATGCTGTTTTTGGTGAAAGAGACAATGCGACCGGAATTGCGTTTGCCGGCACGATATTTGTTCTGAATCAGAACGGTTTCGCCCGGCATCAGGAACGAGGCGTCCAGGCCCGCGGTAAAGGTGATCATGTCTGACTCCATACGCGCGGTATAGAGCAGCCACAAACCTACACGATGAGCCTGACCTCGGCTGGTGCATCCGAACGCAACGGCCTCGGTCTTGCGCTCCCCGTATCGGGCCATCGCTTCCTGATCTTCAACATACTCAACGTTCTGCTTATAGCCGTCTTGTTTGTTGTTATAAGTGATCAACGCTACGGACGGCCGGTCTTTTCGAGCTGAGCCTTTATAGGTAAACAGGCCATCTTTTACGTTCGCATTGGTAAACAGCATGACAGGGTCAGACGGGCTGTCCTGCATGATATTCACCATGCCACCAGCCCAGAAAACCATGCCACGGAAAGCGCCGGCAATATCCTGAATCAGACGATAAGCGTCCTGACGACTGGTGATCTGGGTGTTGATTGCAAAGCGTTTTTCTTTGCCGCCAAAGCCATCATCAACCTCTTCGTCGCAGTAGCGACCGATCTGATAAAGCTGGCCAAGGTCAATCATTGACTCCGAAACAAATTTGCCGAGGCCATAACGAGCATTGGTCAGCAGATCGAACAGAATCCAGGCAGGGTTGGAAGACGACAGAAGCTTAAATGTTCCATCCCAAACGCCGTTATAAGTGTTCGTATTTTCATCATAATTCGAAGGCACACGGATTTTGAGGCCACGGATAAGATACGAACGTGACGGCATAGAGCTACCAAACTGCTCAGAGTTAACCTTAAGGCCAACCAGAACGGAGTTCGGGTAGTTCATTGGGGTATCAACGATCTCACCGATAGAGTCGACCCAGGTATCGTTAAAGAGATACTGATCGTTGCTGTCGGCGGAGAGACGAAGCACGCGCACTTTATAGGCACGCCCAGGCTTTGGAAGCTGGATTTCGTAACTGCGGTAGTAGACACCAGTCTTTTTCGCAGTCAGCGTCACGTCAGAGCTGCTCTCACCTGTAGCAATCACGTCATAGAAAGAGCCATTGCCATTGGCCAGCTGGAACTTAAACTGGACAGAAGTACCGTTTGTGTCCCCTGTTTTCTTGTCAATGCTACGCAGCGACGGGAACTTCATGATCACTCGGACACGATCAGCGTCGTCGTTATCGATGGCGACCGTAACCGCGTTTGTGGTTTTCAGCTGTGTGTTAACGGCCTTTGGCGTTTCGACAAAATCGAAACCAGGCATCGGGCTTTGGTCTTGCGAACCATCCCGGAAATCCCAGGTTACACCGGAATAGTTGAATGATCCGTCTTCGTTCTCCAGCGCCACGCCATCGATGAAGATAGATTTAGCACCGTTAATAAGCCCACCAACAACACCTTCCCCGAGCAGATCGAGGATAGACGCCATGGCCCGCGAATTAACGGTATCATCCGCTTCAACTGGTGTACGGCTTGAGCCTGAGCTCTTTTTGCCGCCCGCTCCCGCAATCAGGAGGGGCAATCTCTTTTTCTTGAACTGATCCATGTTCAAAAAACTTCCCTTACAGTTGGTCTATGGTGATTGAAGAACTCACAATCTGTGAGCCAACTAAAATTTCCTCGCCGTAATTAAGCTGAACCGGGTTTCCCTGGTTGCTGGTGTTTTGAGGCCCATCGAAATAAAACGAATCCGTGTTATCAGCCTGTCTGACAGACGCATTTGATGCCTGCGGCGAAATCAGCATGGACACACCGCCCATCATCAATGACATCCCTCCCATCATCAGCGCAGATGACGCACCCGCGGTAAGACCAAAGCCAATCGCACCGACAGCGATCATCGCGGCGCCTACGAAAGTCTGGAACCACCCAAACGCCTTACCACCGCTGCCACGTGGTACGGGAGTAATGCGGATTTTTGCGATATTTTCCGACTCGCCCATCATCTGGTATTCGGTGTCGTCCATTGACCACTTGTGGCCCTGCTTATTTGTGACCTGGATGTGGTACTTATCGAAGTGGTTACGGTTACGCTTAATCCAGGCTTTAAAGCCCGGGCGATTCGCCTCAATCAAATCGATGGCTTGTTTGGTGTTGCGCACCTTCAATTTCCAATGGCGGCCAAAGTTCTTTGCCATCGCACCGCCGAGCTGAACATGAACTAATTCAGACACGTCTCGTCTCCCTTGAGTAAATCCCTGTGACGCAGGTGATGCGTCGTGTGCTTCTGATACATCCCACCGTAATAAGCCCGACAGCTGAGACGGTCGATCTGGTGATGCATGATCATGCCGTCGCCGATGTATACCGCGCAGTGATCTGGCATTTTCCCGTACTGGATGAAGAAGATGTCGCCGCGCTGGGGTTCCGTCCCCGGCGCCATGCGGACAAGTCCTTCATTTCGGTAGTTCTGGTCGAGGATGTCGTTGTCCCCCGTGTACCAGGAAGGAATATGCAGGTGGGCGTTTGCATTCAGCTCAACGTCAAATTCACGCTTTAGGTAATCGCGGCACAGCATCCAGCAATCAAACACACCGAATACGTATGGGCGCCCGAGGTAGGGCATCTCAAAACCACACGGATAAATGACGTTCATTTCGCTAAAGTGGAATGGCATATCGCTTTCCACATTTTTGCGAATTGCCAGAATCATCCACGGTAGTTCCGTCGCCTCGCACCCGGAGCGATCCGGGTCTGACGCCTCTGCGCTGCGCTCAACGTGAGAGTGCCAAATAGCGATCACTTCCCCAGCATCTTCGGCCGCAATAATGTCGCTGGCACGCATGACAAAATCCTCACGTGGCGTTTCAGAGACATTCATCGCTTCCATAAAGCGATATTTCTCACCCTGTGTGCGCACCAGAAAGCCACACGCTTCATTCGGGTAACGTTGGATAGCGCAGCGGTAGATATCCTGCATGACTTCTGAGCCCAGCTCAGGTAACGTCTGGTTACTCATATCGTGTCGCCCCAATAAATCCGCCAAAATGAATAACGCCATTCGCGAAGTAGTTGCGACGAGCATTACAGGCGTCGTAACGCTTGGTGCAGTAGTCGGCGCCGGCCAAAGAGGTTTGCTGGTTGTTTTTGTCGAAATATGGGCCGGTGTAGCCACACTCTGTTCCGCGATATTTCCACGGGCAGCTGTTTTTGATGATCTGACGATACGGCAGTTGAACACCCATCAGATCTAAGACGCTGGACAGCTCGAATTCGACATACTGGTGTGTCTCCAGGGTCTTCTGTTCGACGAACCACATTTCATCAGCAAAATGCTGACTTGGGTCTGCGGTCGGGTTTCCATCCGGAAAGTTCACCGCGTCCAGAAAACGTGCCAGCGTCATCTTGCGAATGATTTTGCAGCCAATCAGATCGTCATTGGCCTGCAGCTCCGCAGAAATTACACCGTCGTAGTTGGAAACCTGAATCTTTGGACGAGGAAGTGTTCCCTGACCGCTTTTATCAAAGCCAGACGCTTTAATTGGCCACGGCTCATAGGAAACTCCCTGCCAGACAATTGGCTGGCTAAGCCCGTTGGTGCCGGCATGGAAATACAACTTGCCGCCGGAGGTTGTCACCGACATATCCAGCTCGAACAACTCAATGAGCGCAGAAGGCGATAAACTCTGAATATCAGCTCTAATACCCATCACTTCATCCTTGAAAAACTCAACGTCACATCCTGTGACGTTGATATATAATAATAGATAAGTACTTACTTATCTATAGCCGCAAATTAAGACTCAAAAACCTGTCTAAATGTTGCCGTAAGCACTTGATAGCCGGGGTAACGCTTTACCGTATGGCTATCACAAACCACGATAATTGCTTTGCCTCTTGGGTTAGTCCAAATGAATGACTCCACCCCTGCGCGGGCAGTCAAAAAGTCATCAACGTCGTTTACCACGTCATGGCTGCGGGTGAAAGTGAGAGACCACTCTTCTTTAATCCGATTGAGCCCCTGCGACTGGCGCTGCTCGTAATCGTCGCCGTAGTTCAGCACGGTCACGTTAGGCTTTACGGTTTTCTCAGACTCATAATCTGGATACCAATTAAATACTTTCCTCGACATATCACTTCCTTGTAATGGCCGCCCGCTAAGGCGGCCGGCTTTACTACCCTCTGGTGGTATGCGGATTAAGTGAACCACCAGAACGTTTCTCTTCGGCAATCGTCTCAAGCACAATCGACTTAATTTGCCGCGCTGCACCGTTCCAGAGATTGCTCTCACTTCCACTGCTGCTCTCGCTGGTTCGTCCATCCTTGGTCACATTGATTTGAATTGAGACAGGGGACACCGCGTTACCCGTACTCTTTCCAGCCGACTCTGCAGAAAGTGTGACTGGAATGGTTCGACCATCTGGTAACGGGACGTAAGCCTCGTTCATTGAGCCCTCGCCAAACATCGCCAACTGCGGTGAGGTGGCGATTCCGCCTTTCTGATAGGCTCTCAGAGGTACAACCCCTTCCTTGCCAAAGATGCCGCCATTGGCGTGTTTCTTCACATTAGGCTTTGGCTCAGATGAAGACGATGAAGCTGACCCAGCCCAGGCGGACACAGCGGTACTGGCCAGTGACAGACCGAAATTTAGCCAACGGCTGGACGAACTCGACGACGAAGCACCTACCATGGCGAATGTAGCTGCCAGCGCCCCAGCCGCGGTAGACAGATTCCCCATACTGAGGATGCTGCTGTTAACCGCTTTGGTTTGATCTTTCGTAGCGTCAGTACCGGTGAACAATGACTTCGTCCAGTCCCAGACACCATTCACCGCCTGGCTTAAACCGCTGGCCGCATTCTGAGACGCTTGCCCCATAGAGTTCACGCCGGAGGCTGCCTCCTTAGTGGCCTCGCCGACAGATTTATCCCCATTGGCCACCGCCCCACCAGAATTACCGAGCTGAACCCCTTGATTAGCGATCGCAGACGCTACGCCATTCATGAGATTTCCACTTTGTGCATTGCCGGCGTTTGTCGTTCCCATTCCCAACATATTCATGAGAGGCAGAGTGATCTGGGTCTTCACGACCATGTTGGTGATGTCTTTAAGGATCGATGTGGCCAGACTGGAGAAGCTCATCTTCCCGTTAACAACAAAGTCAGTAAGCGTGTCGGTTAAGCCGCTAAACAGATCTGTCCAGGTGCCCTCAATCTGCTCAGCCAGGTTCTCATACTCCAGAGCCAACTGCTGGGTCGCTGTACCTGTTTGCTTAATCAGCGCATTGTTGCCAGCGGCCACCAGCTGATTAAGCTGCTTGTTGTAAAGCGAGATGATTTTCGGGTCAGTCGCTTTATCACGCAGCTCAATCAGCGCCTTAAGATTGCGGTTGTAGGTATCCGAAAACTCGGCAGCCTTCTCCTCATGGCTTTGCATCAAGCCTGCGCTGATAATCGAATCCGATTCCGGCGCCCAAGCGCTGATCATTTGCTCGACGTTGCGGCGATTAAACATTTCACGGTATTCGGGGGTAGCGTTCCTCAAATCCGCGAGACGTTTTTTGGCCTGGTCAACCATCTCCTGCGAGATAAACTCGTTAGGCGTGGCGTTTGCAAGATCGGTTAGTGACTTGGTGACATCACGCAGCGACTGATCAAACGACACAGTGGCCTTTGAACTTTCGCCCATTTGCCCCATGAGCTGATCAGCTTTATCCAGAGCCTTCTGGTAGCCGGCAGCCAGCTTCTGTTGCGCGCTTTCCTCTCTCTTCGCGGCGCGTTCAGAGGCATTCGCGGTACGCTTCCCTGCTCTCTCGGCGGCAGCGGCATCCTGTTCACGAGCTTTGGTTAGTGCGGCTATGGCGGCTGCACGCTCCTTCTCACTCATCTTTTCCAGAGACGATGCAGTGGAGGCTTTCTGCAGGTTAAGCTGGGTTTTAAGCTGCTTCGGCCCAATGATAGGTTTTCCTTCAAAATCCATCATTGGTGTGCCATCAGGCAGCGTGCGCTGGTAAACCGCAGAGTCCATCTGGTTGCGCATGTACTGCGCGAGCGCTTTATCAGCGCCTTTGTCGCTGGTGCCCAACCCAAGCACTGTTCCCTGGTTGGTCTTCACGCCCTTCCCGGTTTTCGCCGCGTTATCGCGTTCAAACTCAGCCTGTGTCAGTTCCTGAGCAACAGTTTCAAGATGTTCCTGATAGCCACGAATACTGCCCTGCAGCTTCTGTACCTGTTCTGTGTTTCCTTCTTTTTTTGCCTTTTCCAGCAGATCGCTGAAGTGTGCGATCTGCTTTTCAGTTGCGGTCTTGCGCGATGATAAAGACTCAACCAACTTTTGGGCTGGTACCAGATAAGATTTATTTACCGTTTCTCGTAATGGCCCCAGCAGCTTGTTCTTTTCATCATCGGACAAAGACTTGTCGTCATTGATCTTCTGAATTTTCTCCAAAGCTTCCTGGCGCGCTTTCACGAACTTGGCCGAAAAATCTTTGTTTTCATCGCGGATTTTTTCAATCTGAGATTCAGCCGCCTCTTTTGCGAGACGTTTGGAGACGGCAGTGTCCCCCAGTTCAATAGTCCCACTAACTCTATCGCGTTGTTTGCGAAGGTCGCTCAGTTCGGACTCGACCTTCTTACGGTCAATTTTGATAGTGGTTCCGGCCATCCCTGGTCCGTAGACCATTTTTTCACCAGAATTTAGCTCCTGCTCCTTCTGAGCTATTTGGCGATCAAGACGTTCCTTGTAATCCGCCATCTGTGCCCGCTTGGCGGCCGTCATCGCCTCGGGGATTTTGCGGATCTCATCAACGACTTTTGACGTTTCGCTGCGGAGCATAGTCATATAGCTGATCAGTCCAGCCACTGCTACAGCTGCAACGGTAAACGCAGCACCAATCGGGTTTGCTGCGATAAACGCAGTCAGCCCAGCGAATGCCCCTTTCAGCCCCGTAATCGCGCCACGAATGGCAAAAATGAGCGATGGGATTGGTGCCAGTCCCATGCGTGCAGCACGATTGAAGCGAGTGACTGCCGTCGCTCCCAGCGTGAATGGTGTCTGGATTACAGTGGACATTTTCATGAAGGTGGAAAGCATCTGGCCGCCGGCGCCGACAACACCTAAAATGCCCGCTCTGAGCATTTTAAATGCCACCATTCCGGCGACAATTTTGCCCAGCGTAATAACCAACTCCTGATTCTTAGCCAACCATTGCGCCAGCTCGCGCAGGCCATCAATCGCGGTGGTAAGCCCCTCTCCCAATGAATTAGCGAACGAAATGCCTTCTGCGCTGTTCATTACGGCCGACAGCTCTTTCATCCCCTTGGTCAGAGAGTCAAGGTACCCAGCCTGACCCACTCGATCGGCAAACAGAGTGAAAGAGGTTTGCAGCTGCGCCAGCGCACCGGTGTAGGTTTGCATCATATCTTTGGCGGCATTTTCGTTTTCCGCACGCAAACCAACAAACATCAACGAAAGAGCCTGTTTCGCTTCAACGGTCCCACTGGATACGGCTTTGGTTAGCTCCCCCATCGTGATACCGGCCGCATCTGCCATGGCCTTCATCGCATTTGGAACCGCTTCACCCAATTGCTGGCGGAGCTCTTCCATCGACACGACGCCCTTACCAGACATTTGCTGGACAGCCACCGCCGCTCGCTTAAGCAACTCACTATCGCCACCAAAACGTGCGACTGAGTCCACCAGGGCCTTTAACGAGCCATCAGTGGGATCGAGCCCAGCAGAGCGGAACTTCACAAATGAGTCGGTTAAAGACTGCATCGCAAATGGGGCGTTTTTCGCCATGTTCACGATATACTGCATGTCTTGAGCAGCGGCTTCTCCAGGATTGACTTTATCCTTGTTCAAGCCACGCAACATGACACGCATACGCTGCATTTCGGCCGCAGCCTCTACGATCGGCTTCTGCCAACCAAACAGGATGTCAGTGACCGTTCTGGCCGCATCCCCAATTTCTCCCAGAAGGAAAATATTGCCGCGTAATCCTGAGAAGACGCCATTTTCACGACCACCACCGCGATGGGGCGCAGCGGTAAATCGATCAGCGCCACCTCCGCTGCCTCCCCCGCCCGTTGTGGTTGTTCTGACCCTGACCGGACGGCTGATCAGCTGCTGGCTTCGAATAACGCCATCCATCTGATCTTTGACTTTTTTTAACCCCTCGGCCGCCTGGCTTGTCGTTGTCCCCCAATTGCTCAGACGCTTGCTGGTCGCATTTAGTCTGGTGTTCATTCCACCAAGAGAAGTAGTGGCTCCCTTAATCTCAGTGTTGAATTTGCCGGCATGGTCTCCTGCGTATTTAACCCAATCAGAAAACTCATTGAGTTCCGACTGAACCTTCCGCAATGAGGCCAGGAACTTGTGCGTAGACGATGTGGCCGAATCAACGCGATCTGTGAATGTCCGCAAATCAGTGCTGATAGCGGACAGTTCACGTTGTGCCTTTCGAGAGGTGTTGGAAACGAGCTCAAAACCGGCAGCTACGTCCTGCAGTTTGTCTGCCGTAGAATTGAGTCGTGTTTCAAGAGCGCCAAGAATGCTGGAGACCGAACCCAGAGAGCGCTCGAGGTTTTTAATTTTTTGAGCCGGTTTGGTAGCCCGCTCGCCAAATTTGGTAAGTAATTTACCCGCCCGGTCGATTGACGCCGTAAACTGTTTGTCTTCCAGCGACAGGATAAACTCTACGTTTTGTGACATTCCCTTGTCATCCTCTGCCAAAAATTTGCATCAGCTGCTCTTTGGCGTCGGGGTCTGCCTTATCCATATGCGGACGGTAGACTTTATCAGTAACGACTGGCCTTCCAATCCTGAGTTGCAACCCCTCCATGAACGCCTTAACGCCATCGCCATCCGCTTGGGCGACGCGGGCGACCTGCAGATTGCGGACATCCTCTTCCGCTCGCAGACGATCGATATTGCGGCTGAGCATCCAGAACATGGTCAACGGGACACTCAGTAGCTCTATTGGCGATACGGCGTAGTGAGCAACTACACGACTGAAATAGAATCCGAGATCTATCGAAACGGTCTTTACCCCGGATTCATCGCGGGATATTACTTTGCCCCTTCGCCAGCCGCTTTTTCGTTCTCTTCATCAATCACTTCCATGGCGAAGGTGAAGATCTGCTGGAGTTGCTGGACAGTCAGTTTCTCCAGAACGGAGTCAGGTACTGACGGAATGACTTTGCGTACCAGTTCTGCGTAGGCAGTTACCTGGTCGACGGGAGACATATTCATGAGGTCTTTGTCTTCCATCTGCTTGATAGAAACAAAGAGGCCGACGGTCATTTCAACGATGGGATATTCTTTGCCACCAAATTTGATGCTTTTTTTCGGCGGCAGAATGGAGTCGAGATCGAGTAATTTGGTCATGGTTTAAATCCTTTTAAACTCATACAGAGGCCCATCCATGGGCCTCTTTGGTTATCACAATTTAGCTTGCGGCAGTTACAGAGACGGCTTTGGTCGCCTTCTTGGCGCCGTCATTAGTTGTGAAGGTGATATTGGCTGAACCGACAGCTTTACCAGTTACCAGTCCGTTCTGATCTACGGTCGCTTTATCAGTCGCATCAGAGCTCCACACGCCAGTCTTATTGGTTGCATCGGCCGGGGTAAAGGTTGCGCTCAACTGAACTTTAGCGCCCACTTTTACGGTCGGTGAAGACGGGGTCAGCGTGACGCTCTCAACCGGCTTTGGGAGGCTCATTTTCCCCAACACGCCAGCGTCGTCCGGGTAAGCGGAAAACTCAACTGAGAACACGCGAACGTCGTCAGACTGGTAGGTCATGGTGAAGTTACCCGCGGTTGCTGCTTTAGGGATGGTCAGAACATAATCCGTCGCATCCTGCGGGGTCAGCACCAACTCTTTCGCAACGTCGATCAGGTTCACACCCTGCGCAGACGTGATGGTTACGGTATCTTCGCCAGAACTCAGCGTTGAACCTGGCATCAGATCGACCATGTTTTTCAACACGGATTCAGCCAGCGGCGCAGTAATGGTGATGTTGCGGCCTTGGATCAGCTCGGAGATCGTGGTCTGGCCCAGCTGGTCTACGGTCACTTTCAGCGTTTCGGTTGCGATTTCAACCTGAACGCCGCCTTTGGTGTAACCCAGATCCACGCCACCAAACGACATCTTGCAGGCGCCAAGCTTGATGTTTTTAACATGGGTATTGGACATTATTGGAAAACTCCTTTTTCCGTTAAAACAGTGTCACTCCGACACACAATAGTAAGTATATACTTACTTATTTATTCAGTTCAATAAAGTACCCGGCAAATTCAAGTGGAATCCCCGTTTCAATAAGCGATCCGTCATTTATTGGATACGTTATTGGCATCGCCATCGGCCTAACCATTTTGAAGAATACCCCGTCAGACTCAACGTTGCTAACAGGAAGGATGCCCATGATTTCGTTGGCCATTTCAACAGATTTTGTAATACTCGCATTGCGAACTACTATCGTGAATGAGTCGAAGTAAAAACCCTGCAAATCCGGGTCGATGGCTATGCCTGTATTGGGATTAATCAGCAAGATGCCAGACTTAACCTTTGCTGGCATATAGTGACAGAAAATGTCCGCCCCTACTTTTCCAAGCCCCTTTTTTTGTATCAATTTTGCGAATGCTTCTACAAACACGTCAACCTCGCGTAAATCCTGCTTTTCTGGCAGCTTCCAAGATCGTCTGCGAAAATTGCTTTTCGCTGATCTGAGTCGCTCGCTCAAGGAAATATGGGCCCACTTTAGGCTTCACGCCGGCGACAGGAGGGTTGGTAACATTCTTCATACGAGACAAATAACCAAGACGGTACTTACCAAGCTCCATGTATTTGGCATAGTCCCCCACCTCAACGCCTGGATGCCCTTCTCGCTGCTTTGCGCCTGAAACGGAAAGCTCAATACGAAGCCCCGCGTATCCTTCTTTTACAACCCGTGCAAAAATGGCGCTCTCAAGCGAACCGGTTTCAAGCGGGGCCATGGCTCGTGCCAGTCGTTCAACCAGACGCGCCAGCTTTTCCATGTCCCTGATTAGATATCGCTTGAACGCTTTCTGGCTGTTATTAAGTCTGGCGCCGGCACGCTTAAACTGGTGTGCGTCATATTTCAAACCCATATATTCGCCCCCAGCTCAAGATGCCCAGGGCGGCCACGTAGTCCCCATCGCCGATGTACGCTTGAGACCTTCAGCTTCTGCCCCTCCAGCACAAGAACGTCGTCGAGTTGAACAGCGGCTTCAAGTGGAACAATAAGTACTGCGTCAAACAACTCCAGCGCCGCCTTTCCGCGGCTTCCAGAGCTATCTGCCCTGACGGACGATTTTTCATTGCTCTGTTCAAATTTAACGACGCCTACTTTCGTCTTCCTGACGAACTGCAATTGCGCTTCACCGTAGACGTTTTTGGAACCAAACCGGTAGATCGACAATTCGGCTTGCCACGAAATATTCATCCACTCTCCTTGTGTGAAGTCGTCGCACTCATTACCAGGCGGAGGCGCGGTTTCCCGTCTTTGGCCTGTCGACCAGAAGTAAAGAGTACGACGTGTGTTACGCACGACGAACAATCATCCGATTGTTGATGTAGCTAATAAGCAATCGCCAGGTGCTGCGGGCCACACGGACATTCGCCACTTTGCTTGTGCGGTACATGTTGGTTGTTTCACCGATAGATTCAGACAAAATGCCGTCTTCTCGCGCACTCGCAATATCGTTGCCATTGGCGATCTCGCATGCCTCATTAACAGTGGCCAGAAGCAGCGCCTCTTTAAAGTAGTCTGGCAAATCCGCAAACTGCTCCGAAGTGATCCGTTCCCAGTCCACCAAATCCTGCCGATACACGCCGTCAGCCCCCCAGGGAATGTCATAGACATTCAGCATGTTTTGGGGACGGTCATACCGGTCGAAATCGATGCGCATGATCCTCCGGATAGAGAAAGGTAAGGTTTTGATTCGCCGTGTCGCTTCGATTAGCCGCTTGCGCATCAAACCCTCTCCATCAGCCAGCAATGTATCTCCATTGATCATATCAATGGCCTGCATTTGAGCATCGGCTACGGTGGCAAACGACTGACCCGGGACGGATAGTTCAAAGCTATTAAGCAGCACATACATCTGCCGCTCTTCGTGGGTTAGCCCACCCGCTGTGGCCTTCACGATGACGTAGCGCAGATCACGCTCTTTTTCGACCAGCTGGTTATGCTCTGCTGAGATCACAACCGGTATAGACATTTGGCCTTCTGCAATATCGAGAGGCTCTTCATCCACAAGTGTGGTACCTGCACTATCTCGCACGGTGTAAGAGGCGGAATCGATATCCAGTACGTTAAAGGCGAAGGTCAGAGACACGATGTCTCCGCTACGAAACGTGTCGATCAGAGCCATCACTCACCGCCTTGTGCTTTCAGGATGCCCTCAATCATTTCAACAATGCCCTTCGCTTTCACGCCAAGCGTGTTACCGATCTGGCGCAGGCCGGCGATACCTTCACAGTCAGCAATGGACTCCAGTTCTTCTCGGGTGAAGCGCTGCACATGTTTTGTCTCCTCATTCGCGACGCCACGTTTCATAGGGACAATATCAGGGGCCGTAGGCTCCACAATCTGATCGGCCACCAGCTCGTTACGATTGCTTAAGGCAGCTGATGGAGAGACATTTTGCCCATCAATCGTTTCGGCACGCATTGAGGCGCAGATCCGCTGTTGATCGAGGAATGGCAGCTCTGCTACGGAAATGCCGTCTTTAAAGTAAACGCCGCACAGGATGCCCGTGTATCCAAGGAACTGAGGTTCCAGAAGATGAATTTTTGCTGGTTTCATGAGTTTTCCTCTGAACAGGGTGGCCAGAGCCACCCCTTGTTGCTGAATCAGGCTGCAGCTGCTGTAACTTGAACAGTTGCGGTTGCTTTATGGCTGCCGTCTGCGGTCGTGACTTCAATTGTTGCAGTCCCTTCTGCAACGCCGGTCACGAGACCAGTAGCCGCGTCAACCGTTGCAAATTCAGCATTTTTCGACGCCCAGGTAACTTTCTTGTTGGTAGCACCAGCAGGCGCCACGGTAGCCGTTAGTTGAACCGTTTTTTTCACCTCCACCGATGCCGACTTAGGACTTACCGACACACCAGTAACAGCGACAGTGGGCTCCATCGGAACCGCTCGCATAGCTGCGGTGATACGGTTCTGCATGCGCTCGTTTACTGGATGATCGGACACCGATTTAGTGAAAGAAGTACGGAACATAACCCCCGTAAAGTCGGTGAAGGCCTTTTCAGTGATCTTCACTTTTTTTTCTGACATATATCGCTCCTATAAAAAGGGCGGGCGTATAGCCCACCCATTTAAAATAATAGGTAAGTACTTACCTATTATTAGGATTAAATTTTGACGTTAGTCAGCGCCGCGATAGCTTTGTCGTGCTTATTGGCCAGAGAGCAGTACCACTTCACACGAGTACGTACTGCGTCTTTGTTCTGAACGGTGCCAATGTTTTCCACAACGATACCGGCGTTTTCGCCGCCGTACAGACCAGTTACACCGTTTTCTTCAGAAAGGTGCAGACAGTAGATATCCGCTTTGGTGGAGTCCGCAACCGGAATGAAGTCGTTTACGATAAACGGAACGCCGTTATGGCACAGCATTGGTCGACCGAAGTTTTCCATCATGATTTCGGACGGGCCTACGTTTACAGTTCGCAGCAGCGCACGATATGCGCGAAGATGCTCAGAACGCATCATGATGCAGTCTGCGCCCAGATCTTTAACTGCGTCGACCAGTTCGTCGAACATAGAGAAAGTCATGGATGCGCCGGAGATGTCGATCTTCTGATCGTCATGCATCAGCTTCGGAATACCGTCGAAGGCTTTGTTGTTAGTGGTGGAGTCGCCAACAATCAGATTGCGACGGAAGGCACGAGCCAGACCTTTGACTTTCTGACGAACCTGGATAGCCAGCTGGTTGTTGGTATCAGCCATAGTGGTAGCCAGGAATTTGTCGACGTCAACGTCGCCAGCCAGAATGCGCAGCTTCGCAACTTTCTCTTCGAAGGTTGCTGCACCTTCGGTGATGGTGTCGTTCACATCAATGAAAGTAGCTTCGCTCAGGGTTTTTTCGCGGTTATAAAGATATGCCTTCGAATTGATCTTCATGAAAGGCAGGACGGCAAACAGGTCGTCACGATCGATAATGGTCTCGATCACGCCCTGTTCAAGCTCGTTATTAGACAGCTTTTCAGCTTCTTCACGCAGTAATGGCATCTTTCATTTCCCTATGATTTAAGATGTTACTTGATTCCGATTTTCCCTAAACCGGCAGTCAACTTATCCATTGTCGACTTGTTCTTCGGCTGGGTTACTTTGTGGGTCGGTTTACTAATTGAACCAGCACCCTGCTTAGCTTCGCTGCGCAATAAAGCGTCAGCTTCCGGATCTGCACGTAAAATACGCTCAATCGCGGATTCGAACGGTAACGGCTTACCTTCGCCGTCAACCAGAACAGCACGCTCTTTCTGACCTGCCGGCTTGTCATAGCCAACGACGTTACCGTCTTCACCCACTTCGAAATGAGAGCCGTAGATAACGCGGGCCTTAGCCGGAGTCATCAGAACTTTTTCACGCAGGAAATTGGAGCCAGAAAAGGACGCGCCGACGGTCATTTCAACCAGCTGGGCTTTAAGTGCGGCGTTTTCGCTCTCCAGAGCGGAAAAACGTTCATCACGTTGAGCTATCTCAGCCTGGTGAGCTTCGATCATTTGCTTTTTCACAGCATCGAATTCACCGCGGCGTTCCAGTTCAGCTTGCTCCGCCTCACGGCGTGCGTTTTCTGCGGCTTGCTCCGCTTCAAGAAGCTGGCGTGCTCGTGCCGGATCGATATCACCGTACTGAGCCAGCTGATCGGCCATGGCACGCTCTTTTTCCTTGCGTTTCATGTTCTCTTTCAGCAGGTCAGCACCGGCTTTCTTGGATTTACGCAATTCAGCGAGCAACTCTTCCTGAGTCATCCCTCCGAATTCATCGTCTTCGATTTTCGGCTGATCTTTCTGCTCGCCGTTCTGCTTACCAGATTCCTGGGTGCCCTGCTCTTCTGCACCAGCGGGAGCTCCAGCACCTGCGCCACCACGTTCATGTGATTCGGCGACATCCATGAGGCCACGACGGGCCATTAGCATTTGCCACAGATTCATAAAAATTCCTTTTAATTACTTATCACTCGGTTGCTTGAGTTGATGAGTTCCCATTCCCTTGGGATAGATCTTGTCCGCTCTCTTGGACTGTATTACGATGATAAGTAAGTACTGACTTATTTTCAAGGGTGTTAAGAGCATTTTTTGGCGGAAAATTCAAGAGATCTTTCTCAAATTCTTTCTGCATCGCGGCCGAAATATTCGGGAAGATTTTCTCAATGAGCATTTCCATCTGATATCGACGCACAGAATCCGGTGCTTCCAGCAGCCCAAGTTTCTCGGCAACGGCAAATTCATCCGTCAGACCGCGGATATCAAAGCTCTCCGGATAGGCAATCAGCGAATGCTCCTCATCGAGATCGACCCCCATCCACTTCGCCGCCAAAAACATCATCTGGCGTTCAGCCCGCTCAAGACGCTCGGCTTTAGTAATAAGCAGACTATTAACCCGCTGAAAGTCATATAACTTGGCGGCCCCGGATGAATTATCGATCCCCTTAGCGTTATCCTGCTTTGTTCGCTCGCCAGCGACCCCAACGGAGTGGTAGATCTCATTAATCACGGTCTGGATAGTGGTGATGATCATCTGAGCTTGCTTAGGGTCTGGCGACAAATAGAAAGGCTGGTTGCCACTTTCCGAGTCATAGGTGAAGACGCGTTTTGTCCCCATTTCCATTACCTTTGCGTGATTCTCATCGCCTGGCAGGAGCGACTGAACAGGAATGGCCAGCTGGCTGAACGTCTGATCCTGAATAATGGCGTCAAGGTTCGACAGATAGTTGGCTACTGCACGGTCAAGGTAGGCGATATCATCAATAAGCGACGGGCTAAAATACGGCGATTCGCTCTCCCCTATGCAATCAACAGGAAACACAGGTACAACGCCAAGTTTGTGTTCGCCTTTATCTTCAAGCACAACTTTTGCGGTCCGACGACCGGCATTCCCGGCGCCTTTCTTAACCTCTTCCCGGAATAGAAACCACTCGTTACGTGTCCATAGACGATAACGCTGATATTCCTGGCCAGATGAGGTGAAAGGGTCTTGATCATCGCGCGCCACTTCGACAATCAGCGCCCAGATCAAATTGCCGTCATCGTCCCACGCCATATCCAACATCTGCTGCGGAGAAATCCAGTAGGCATAGGCGCGAACATCCTTCTTCTTCTCGTCAGCGACGGATTCTGCGTCACTATCCATCGTGCTATCGACCACCACCCAGACACGGCCATAGATGGAGGACTGGAGGTCAAGCGCGGACATAAAGCCATCGATGGAAACATTCTGTCGTGTCGCGCGTTTCCAGAATTTCTGAATTGGCTCAGGCGCTTCTTCTACATTTCGATGGATGTCCTCTTTGAAGAGATATTTATTAATCAGGTTCACCACTTCCCTGGTGTGATTGAAGCGGTAGGCGCGTTCCAGACGCTCCTTGAACTCCTGATCACCTTCTTTGAAGTATCGGAAAATGTTGTCATCGAACCAGGCACGCCCGCCAGCGTATGTGCTGGCGAGGAAATCCCAGTGCTCTTTTTTCTTTATGTATTCGGGGTGGCGTCTTGCCACAAGATCCTTAATTTGCTTATCAGTCAATTCCATTTGTTTCCCTTCCATGATAGGTAAGTACTTACTTATCTTGAGCCACCAAGAATAACACGATTTTTTACGGGATACCTACGATGAACCGGGTAGCCCAAGGCATCCGCGCTGTGCTCAATCCCCCCGCTCTTATCCATATCGCGAGAGCCTGGTTTGTAGATAACTTTCTCCAGTGAATCGATGAGATGTTTGCACTTAGGGTCGATATACAAACGAGTTTCGCCAGAGGCGCTCATCAACATGCGGTTCACTGAGTTCACACGATCAGCAATCGGTGGGTGCTTTTTCGGATAATCAACACGCAGAAAGCCCTTCTCCTTGAAGATGTCGATGTCCGATTCCCCACGAGCGTGCTGACGATAGGCGCCGGCCGGGTCTGGGAAAATTGTGACCTGCGATTTCCACCGCCAGAAGCGGCGCTCCAGCTCATCGCACACTTCTGCCGTATTCGACGAAAACAAGACAAGCTCATCCACAGCCCACAGCTCCCCATTCGGTTGTGGCTGCAGGATGACCGACGACATTGGATCAATGTTGAAGTCCTGGCCTACCCACACCGGTAATTTAGGATTGAACTGCAGCGGCTTAACGTGAACGCTACGATCGAACGGGTAATACACGCGCCCTGACATGTTTTCGAAGCTGGCGAGGTACTCCTGAGCGAACGACTTAGGGTCCATATCGTTCTTGGCTGCCTCGATTTCTGCCGTCGGAACGAATGGTGAATCAGCGGTTACAAACTGCCAGCTTTTCCACTGACCTTTGCGCTGCAGCTCTTTGTTCTGCCCGATAGTCCATAGTTTATGGAATTCGGAGAACCCTTTCGGTGTACCGATGATCAGCGCGCCGCCGCGGGTGGATGACAATGTCGGACGGAGAACCTTGTACCAGGTGTCTGGCTTCATATCCTGGAACTCGTCGAGCACAACGAAATGCAGCGCAACACCACGAAGCGTATCCGGTTTATCCGCGCCTTTAAGCGCGATCTCCGAACCGTTTTTCAACACGATGGTCATCGTGGTGTCGTTCTTCTTCCGAATCCACTTACGCGGCAAAACTTCCTGCAGATCATCCCATAGAATCTGGCGCGCCATTTGGTAGGTCGGCGCGACGTACCAAACTCGTTGTTTTCTCTCCTTAGCGGCAGCGCGAATGATGGTTGAGATCGACAGCCTCGATTTACCCCAACGTCGTCCGGCGCACACCACTTTGAAACGATGTGGCGACTGGAAGACTTGCATCTGCCCGGAATGCAGCTGTACGAGACTTAGAGACGACGGGATGGACATGGTTATGCATCTCCATCATCGTCTTCGCCCGATGCGTCAAAATCGCTCTCAGCTTCGCTCAGCGCTTCTTCTTCGAGTGATTCCAACAGATCGTCATCAATCACTTCGGGCTCATCATCTTCCTTGCGCAGCTGGGCCACCTGTGATGGGGTTAGCTCGCCAAAGACAAGGTTCGGAATATCCTCTTCACCGCCTTCTTCTTTCTCCATGCCCAATGCCTTGGAGGAAATTTCGAAGCATTTGGCCAGCGTGCCGCTGGCGCGCTGCAGGCTTTTAAGATCGTCCTCAATCGAGGCCAGTGGCTTACCTTCGCGCTTTGCTGTAGTGACCTCGACCATCACCATCTGACCAAGGGCATACGCCCAGCCGTCATAGCGTGTCCGGCGGTCTTCTATCTTTTCGGCTCGGGCTTTAGCGCGCAGTTCTGCATCGGACTTGAGAGACTCGCGCACCATCTTCCCAACAGAATCAGCGCCTTTCTCTAATCCACGCTTTTTGAAGTGTCTGGAGAGCGTTTCACGACGGATGCCGTACTCTTCTTCCAGTTTTGAGAGCGTATACTCGCCCGAAGTCCATTTCGCTTCGGCTTCCGCCCATTCAGCCGGAGTCAGGCGAGTTTTGCTCTCGTCTTTTTCGACAGTCATAGATCCCTCTAAAACACACACAGAGCGCTTCCTTGCGCTCTTAAACAATTTGTTTTCTGGTTGTATTAATTAGGTCTGGGGAATCTGTTTGAGAGCCTGCTTTCGTATATATTTAATAAGTGACTTATTAGTTATATATACAGACGCAGGCTGTTAATCTGACTCCCAGACCAACTTACATCACCAGTAACTTGGCTCTGGCTCGACCTAATGTCGTCAGCCCCAGAGTTCGACGCTGGTAGCCAGAATCCTCTCGCGGCCGGCAGTCGTGCTTTTCGACCAAACCTTTCTTGATCAGCGCGCGCAGGGAGAATTGCATAGACTGCTTTGTCGTCCGGTAAGGCAGCACTTCCAGCAGCTCGTCCAGATCGAGCAAATGTCCACGTTCATGGCCTAAGTTGATGGTCTTAATGATGTCTTTCTGTTTATCAGTCAGTGTCATGGCAAATCCTTATGCCGGTAACGCAATATCCAGTGGTGCATTCAGCGGTTGTTTATCAAAAGCCAGCAGTGGCAGTGTGTCAGGCAGCTGGCGACCAAAATCAGGGTTGCGATAAACCCCATAGAGCGGTGAAGTGAAGCTCAGATTGTGAATATCCTTGAGCAGTTTCACGATGCTGGCCTCATCCACCAGGCTATCCGCGATATCCTGAATGGTAGTGCCACGGTTGCGGCCTGCTTTTGCCAGAGAACTATTCTTGTGGTAGTCCGCCACCAGATCTCGCAGTGCGCGGCGCCGGCGTGAATCAGTCATCGCAAACAGCTCCTTCACAATCGCTTCGTTGTCGCCGGGGTCAGAACGAAAATGGCGCTGAAAGACACGAAGCGCGCTTTCGTAGCTCTTCGGACGTTCAGGACGGATGAAGCAAAACCCTGCTTTCATAGCAAACGGGTTATATTTGCTCATCGACGACTGGATCTCGATGATTGGCCGGTCATGCATCCTGCTAACCAGATTAATCATGCGATACGACACCCCGACGCCACGATACTGGGTGTCCACTACAGAGCGGCTGATCACAGCGAAGTTGTTGTTTACGCAACGTCCCCAGTACTGATTTGCCACAGTGGTGTTGGTTGTGGGTTTCAGCTTTGGAAACATGCGATGCCGCGGCGCCAGCAGCAGTTTAGGGAAGGCCATAACTACAACGCCTACCAACCGACCATCTAGCTCACAACGGTAGTAGGTAGGGGCGAACGGCTTCCCATCTGTCTTGTAGTGAAGCGACTTAAGCGCGTGCCAGTCTTCTACCGTCCCCCTAGTGACGGTCATGCGCTCAAGAAAGTCCAGATGGCGCGGGAACTCCTCCGGGCGATACCGTTTGATGATGATGTCTGTCATGCCGATCACCTGCGCTCGATATTGGCATTGATGAAGTCCAGGCGAAGCGATTCCATCGCCCCAACCATGACGTATGGGCGCCCACCGTTATGCCAGCAATCCAGAACACTCCCGTCGTTATTGATCATCAGCAGCGCCAGGCTCTGGCTTTTGCCTTCTCTGGCGTACTGGAGTGCATCTTCCAGCAGGCGGATGACTTCAACGTTATTGTTGTCAGTCTCTTTCGATGGCTTCAGCTCTACGATCTTCAAATCAGGCATATTCCACCTTCACGCGTTCTTTGTAGTGCTTGGTGATCTGCATATCCGGGCGCAGCGCGTTCTTCAGGTCTTCGTGGGTCGTCGCCACCATTACCGTCGCACCTACCTTTCGCGCGGCACGCTGGAGGTTCGACGCCACAACCTGGGCGGTAACACGATCAAGAACTGCGCCAAATTCATCCGCAGCCCATACCTTTGCGCCCGACTCAATAAGCTTGGCGATCTTGAGCCGGTATTTCTGGCCATCCGACATTTCAGAAGGTTTGCGCACAAAGAGATAGGCATCATTCAAGCCAGCCATCGAAAGCAGCCCTAACGCTTCGCTGGTGGTTTTACCCAGTTGGTCAATGACATTGACGTCGTTGTCAAAGGTAAAGTCATCAATGGAGGCGACTGAAAGCCCTTCATCTTTCATCTGGCGTTGTAGCTCACGCAGCACGACAGATTTTCCGGAGCCTGACTGGCCAGTGATGTAGACCACATCACCCTGCTCGACTTCCAGCTCAAGATTGTCGTAAAGCGTCCAGTCTTTTTCATCCAGACCAAGCCCAAACGATTCGGCGATCTCAAGCGTGCGAGTGGTCTTGTTGACACGGGTCTGGAACGATACGTTGATGGTATATGTGCTCATGCTTCGACTCCCCCGGAGGAAACTTTCTGCGCATAAGCAACGAACGCGTCTACCCCGCTCTCTCCCGTGATTTCTTCCATGTGGGCAAGCAAATCCCCCACGACAATCGCAGAGCCAGCAGGGAGCGTTTTAAAGCCCAGAACATCGACCACTCGAACCTCTTCAGCGGCGACTTCGCGACTGATTTCGGTGTGCTCTTCTTTCTGGCGCTCGGTTTCCTCCCCCAGATCCATAACCAGTGCGCCAGTATCCATTTCTTCGGTCATGCTACCGACCAGCACGTTCAGCTCACGCTCGTCAAAGCCGAAGACTTCAACGTCACCAAATACCAGAGACTCCAGCTCTTTCTGTAACTTGATGGCATCGTAATCAATGCTGGCCAGCCGGTTATCCTCCAGACGCTTCGCCTTCACTTCTTCATCGGACAGATCGTCGCGAACGATCACCGGCACACTTTTCAGCCCCGCTAAAAGCGCAGCTTCGCGGCGGCCATGGCCAGTAATGATGACATCGTCTTTATCGACAGTGATCGGCTGGTCAAAACCACGCTTTTTTATGGCTGCGGCCAGGTCACGGATCTGCTGCTCGTCATGCTTTTTGGCGTTCATTTCATAGGGAATGAGCTCTGCCGGGTCTCGGTAGACGATTTCGAACGTTTTGGTCATTAAATACACTCCTTGTAGTTATCGACCAGCCATACCAGAGCTTCACCAGCATTCTCCATGTCGTTGCCGGTGTTGATCGCCTGCTCTTTGATGATGGATTTGATGGTTTCGGTAACGCGATCAGAAGCGTCAAACGTCACTTTGAAGCGCATGGTCTGGTGTTCCGCACCAACACGCTCAGCTTTTTCGCGAGAGTCCTTCTCAATGGGCTCTTCGTCGCCACGCGACAACGCCTCAAGCATTTCCAGGTCAATTGCCGACTCACGAGCTAGTGTGGCCGCCAGTTCGTCGTCGTAAGGGGCAATTTCCGACAGCTGATAATCGAGTTCTGACTGAATTTCCTCGATCAGACGCTGTAATGCGACCTGATCGTCTTCGCCGTATCGCTCGTTATCGACCAGAGACATTTGTTTCGCTACCAGATCGCTTATTTTGCCCACCGATATAACAGGAACCGTGGAAATACCCTGTTCCATAGCGGCTCGCCAGCGATGTTCGCCACCGAGGATCTCAAATTGGCCACCGTCCAGCTCACGCGCGAGAATTGGCTTGAAAAAACCCAGTTTTTCGATGGAGCCTTTCAGTTTTTCGAAGTTTTGAGCACCAACCGAGTTGGTGTTCCAGGGATTTGGCCGGAGTCTGGCCACTTCTACCTGCAGAATGGTAATTTTTACGTCCATACTTTTTGATACAATCCACTGCATAAGTACTTACTTACTATTCTAGCCAATTAACATATAAAAGGCACGAAGGAAAGATATTTATGACTGTTAGGATTGTTTCGAACGCGGTCAACGCTATGGTCTCCGGCGCTGATGACAACGTGAAGCGACTCGTCCAGGAAATGCTGAGTTACGAAGTCGAAGCTGGCGACTGGAAAGGCACCAGTACTATGTTCAACTGGAGCAAAAATGCCTTCCCCGCGGGTTTTGCTAAATCGGTAGCAGCAAATCTGGTGAAGGCTGGCATTAAATGCGTGCATATTCGCAAAGACAAGGTTCCGGCGCTTGGTAAACCAAACCCGGCAGTTAACCCCTTCCCCTATAATCCGGACTATGCGTATCAAGATCAGGCTGTAGAGACACTGGTTCGCGAAGGAATGATGATTGCGCAGATCGCCACAGGCGGGGGAAAGTCGAACGTAGCTTGCAAAGCCGCGGCGCGTATTGGACGCATGACGCTGTTTTTAACCACCCGCTCTGTTCTTATGTTTCAAATGGCAGATAACTTCCAGAAGTCGATCGACTATCGAGCTGAGAATGGAGAGCCGTGGCTTAAAGGTCAGAAGGTTGGCATCATTGGTTCTGGTGAGTTTCAGGTGTCTCGCCATATCAATGTCGCAACAGTGCAAACCCTGGCGAGTTTTCTTGAAGAGCCTCCACGCGATATGCCGGCGGAGAAAAAGGCTTATCATCTTAAGCGCCGGGAGCTGGTTAAGCGATTCCTCTCAAGCGTCTCACTGCTAATCCTCGAAGAAGCCCACGAATCCTCCGGTTCAAACTTTTATGACATCGCCAGGCTTTGCATTAACGCAGACTATCGCCTGGCGCTGACGGCAACCCCGTTTATGAAGGCTTCAACTGAGGCCAATATGCGTCTGATGGCGGTTGCAGGACGCATCGAGATAAAGGTCACTGAAAAATATCTGATCGAGCGAGGTATTTTGGCCAAACCTTACTTCGTATACCATAAAATCGCGTACACTCCGGATGAGGCTCGTATACGAGCGGAGCTCGCTTCCAAGCATCTGAACTTCAGAGTTGGTATGAGTACGCCGTATCAGAAAGCTTATCAGCTCGGTATCGTTTACAATATTGGACGTAACGAGGCCGTCGTTCGCGACGCGCTGATGTACCGTGATCATGGACTGAACTGTATGACCCTGGTGAGGATCAAACGCCACGGTCAGATACTGATGGAAATGATGAAAGAGAGCGGCTTACGGGTAGATTTTATTTACGGTGAATCCAACCAGAGTACCAGACAGGCTAAGCTTAACAGCCTGGCTGCAGGGAAAATTGATGTGCTGATCGGCTCTACGATACTGGATGTCGGTGTCGATGTGCCAAGTGTTGGCGCCGTAATTCTTGCCGGAGGAGGCAAGGCCGAAGTCGAAATGCGTCAACGTGTTGGTCGCGGCCTTCGTGCCAAGAAGAATCAGGCAAATGTGTGTTTTATTTCGGATTTTATCGATATAAGCAACAAACACCTGATGTCACACTCATACGAACGAAAACACATTATTGACACCACTCCCGGGTTTGCGGAAGGCGTGTTGCCTGTCGGGAGCAGTTTTGACTTTGGTGTATTACAAAGAGATTAATTATGACCGAAAATCGCTCAATTTCATGTCAGGTGAAGCTCACCGAAAAAGCCAACGAAAAGCTTGGTTCGTTCAAAACGCGTCTGAAAGAGCGCAACATCAAAATGTCGAAGTCAGACATCATTAACCTTGTTCTGACCAAGATGAGCACAGCAGAGTTTGAGAAGATCGCGACCTCGATGGCAGCGGCTGAAAAGGCCAGGGAAAAAGTGATACAGATCTACGAGAACTCCGGGATGACCAAGGAAGACCTGGAAGACATCCTAAAACGGCTGCCGTAGACTTCTTCTTTTTCCCCGTCATGCAATGTTCATCATGTGCTCGTCAATAACAAAGGAGCACATGATGAATTACTTAGCAGAACTACCATTTGTTGACATCTTCGATGCCAAAGCCAACAAGGCTTTTTTCTGGCGCGTCGACAATCCACTCGATTATAAGTGCGGCGTGAACGGGGCGAAGACGTTCGTAGAGTTTATCGAGAAGTATCCATTTATGAACAACAGCAATGTTCTTTATCGGGTCGCGTGCGATATGAGCGACTCAGGGCTTATTAAATCGGAATCAGCAAGAGGGTTCTTCAATACGCTGGATACATTGCTTTCACCGAAAAGTGAAATATCAGCCAGTGGAGCAACTAAAATCAGAGGCAGAGCACGTCGCACCATCAATGAGGTAGCATGTGATATGGGGATCACAAGCATGAAACTTCTAAACTTTCTTGCTCTTATTGGGTGGATAGACAATGCAACTGTACAGCCAACCAATGATTCGCTTACTGAAGGCGTGTTACGAAAAAACAGCAAAATGCCGTTTGGTTTCACAATAACCAGAAAGGGTGAACGCTTGATTGCGAGCAAATACCAAGCATTGAGTAAATAATCAACGACATGCTGGAGCTTACTTGCTCCAGCATGTGATCTACATCACATTTCAATTATCTCGCACCTCCGGCTGAAAAAAGATCTTGATTAGCTTAGATATATGAGTAGCCTCCATTTCATAGAATTTAAATGGAGGATCTGGGAGTGGCTCTTTCAAATATACAACTTCAAACCATCATTAATAATTCTGTTGACAACCCACATTATTTACTGCTGAATAATGACATAAGAATACAACGGGCAAAAGAAACAAATAAAAAAGAACATGCTAGAGGGTTCTATTTTGGAGATGAGCACATAAACTCATTAAAAAGTCCAAATATCGATCCATTTCATATATACATAATTTCACCAGAGAATCAATCAAGAAGAGATGATTACTCGCTGGTCATATTCCCTTTCGACATTAAAAAATTAATTCATATTATTGATAGAATAGACGGCATAGCACTTGGACACATCCAACTAAGTTCCAACTTCAATGCATTCCAAATACACAAACCATCAAAAAGTAAAAGATACTGTGGCGTAGGATACTCTATGAAAGTTGATAATGAAGACAATTTGTGGAACCTTATCATTGAATTAAAAAAACATCTACTTTTACCTGCGGGAACCACAGGAAAGCTATCTAGTATCTATTATCAATCCGGGCTACCTAGACATAGAAACGAAAATAATACAAATGAAAATATATTAGAATATTTTTCTCTTATAGCTTCTGATACAATAGGTCACAAATAGAGGCAAATTTAGGATATTGCTCACATGAAACAGGTTAAAATTTCGCTACTAGTAACACTTTTGTCTGTTTTTTCATCTACGACTGCACTTGCGGCTAAACCTATTACGATAGATCAGCAAAATTATATAAAAGCCACTCTTGAGCCAAATTTACTTGATCCTGATTCAGCAAAATATAAATTTCCTGACTACATCGAAAGCGAATCAACATATTGTTTCCAGCTAAATGCTACCAATCTATATGGCGGTTACACAGGCTATCGATGGGTCCAGATCCCCTACAAGAGCATAGTTTCTAAGGAGAAAAATGTTCCGGTAGATATCAATATCCTTCCCAAGGAAGTCTTCGAAGAAAGCTGTAAAGAAATAGGTTACAAATAATCAACAGGTGATGGGTTAACCCCTCAACTTGACGAACAAGGCGTATCTTATGCCCAACAATATTACTGATATAACATACGGCATCCCAGCAGAAGTATGGCCTCGTGACTACTCCAGCATAGAGTCGGCTTTGATGTTCTGGAGAAAGCGAACAGTACCTATTAGGGTTACTGTAGAAAATGGACAAGTGTTCAACATGTACGTACAGGGAACACTATCATCACGCAATAAAGTCGATCTTTGCCCTACTCCATTCGATAGAGAGAATCGTGTAAGGCTTCCACTGGAGCGAGTAAGCACCATAGAGACAATCATACCTCCAGATGTGGACAAAGAGTTCACCGGAAGACTGACTGTAAGCAACGAGGACGTGCAAAACCAACCCTCTCGGCGTGACTTTTTCAAAATTTGTCGTAATGCACACAATGAACAAAAGTCTATAAGGGTGTACATGGCTGACGGTCGTGAAATAGAGGGGGTATCGTTAGGCGTTGACGCTTGTCAGGTAACTATGAGGGTCGGGAAACAAACCAGAATGATTATTCTCTTCGATTGGGTCGAGCGCATTTTACCGTTTTAAATCTATAAGGGTAATAACCGGCTATGTCCGGTTATTATTTTATGGGTCACTTCCCGATAAATTAAATCACTAAAAGCATTGTCAGCGCTAAATATATAAGGGTAATTCGTCGAACAGGGAATTTATTTAGGCAACACCTTAGAGAAAATGCGATTTATTTCTAAGACTTTGATTTATTTATGAAATAAATTTTTTATCACCTCTTGCGAAAAATGCTTGATTTTATTTTTTGTATGTCGATAATTAGTCACATCGAAAGCGAACACGCCAACGATAGAACGAAATAATTTTCTAATTTAAAGTAAGGATTAAAATAATGTCTAACGTAACCATTTCTAAAAAATCCATCATTGATGCTGCTGTAGTTATCACTGACGAATTACAATTAAAAGCAGATCAAGCTACTCAGACTTACAACGAACATTATCAGAATGGCACGCACACCAAAGCAGATAAAGCTAACATGCTTGCAGCGTCTACTAAACTTGCATACTTCGTGAATAACGTTGTAAACGCAGTAAACGACGATAAGCTGTCTGGTGTTTTCTACTACGCGATTAAAGCAAGCAAGCAAACGCCAGAAGTGTTTTTCCGCGAAGCGATGACAAATAGCTACTCTCTCGAAAAGCTGGTTTATCTGGTTAAATCTATCAAGTCTGGTAAATGTGTGTATTCAGTCGCTGATATGTCCGGATCTCGTGTATTCGCTTTAATCGATATGATTAACGATGAGATCGACACGTTCACAAATGGTGCTGTTTTCGATTTGATGAATGAAGCAAAACAAGCAAATGAAATTAAGTTAGACGCAGGATATACGCAAGCCAACCAGCTGATCAATCTGTGTGAACGTCTGGGACTGGTCGAGAAGATTAAAGGAATGGGCGCTGCCAAAAACGGATCGCAGCAATATCGCTTTATCAAAAATGATTTTTATAACTATCTGGCTGACGCTTTCAAAGCATAAGTAGACGGATTCAGCGCCCACTATGGGCGCTAGTTTTAAGGATAAAAATCATGATTAGCTATGACCAGATCCGCGCGGAGTATCGCGCAAAATATCGCGCTTATAAACTTGAACTCATCGACGAATTAAGCGCCCAACGTGACGCGCTAAACTTTACGTTCTCTGATTTGCTTAACAGCAAGCGAGACTGTAAACGGAAAAGAGAATATTTGCGCTTGTCTGAAATGATCGGAAAGTTGCAAAACAGCATTTAGCCACCCGCGCCCACTATGGGCGCTTTTTCCGTTTCAGGATCTCCACCATAACGCGCCATTGTTGGCGCGTTTTCTTTTATCTGGCGTTCACTCATTCACACCAAAAATAAGCGCCATAAACGCGCCAATTTAACGCGTTTTTACGTGTGGTAGTACATACCCATTACACACATTAAAAAACACGTTATAGCGCGTTTAAAAGCGTTTTAGCGCATAGCTTATTTGTCGTGTCGTGGGCGTGATCGTCTGGTGACACGATCCGCGCTATCCTCCGGGGCGTGTCGGCAATATTGGCGCGATCCGTGGGCGCTCACGTATCATTAGCACGTTGGCGCAACGTGTACGCGCTAACAATGCAGCGCAGATCACAGCGCTGGACGTATGGCGCAAAAACAGCTTACGTCCACCAGCTGGCGACGATTCTGGCGTCTCCCTCTATACAAATTTTTCCCATGAGGCGACCCCCGCCGTTTCCCGAAAATTTTCTGGCCGTTTCCCGTCGGTTGCCCGGATGGCTTTCTGCACGTTCCTGAATTTCCCTGCGGGAGCTGGTGGACGGAAAGAAAGGGGCGTTTCCAGCCCCCTCCCCTCTTACTTGCCAGCCAGTATGTGAATCCGATTGCTGGCGTATACATTCAGCATAAAGTTAGCGCAAAACAGTTTCCATGAGTCAACGCCAGCGGCATACGTGATGTTTTTGCATTTAATTGCATTGTTGGCGATCCGCATACCCTGCGCTATTGCTTCATCATCGCTAAAATCGAACGACGATTGAGCCTTAATCCAGATAGCGATCTGCGAGGCAAACTCAGTCAGCTTGGACTGGCAGAATCGCCCGGAGCGCACCGGGAAGACAAATGTTCCAAACCCAGAATTTACCACATACGCTTTCTCAAATACCCGCGTGAATCGACGGTTGCAAATGATGTCGTTGGCGATCTGCTGCTTCTCTTTCCCGGACAGCTGGATGGTCTCTTCTTCGCGCCAGGCGCCCAGGATGTTCTTTTCAATATCGGAGTATGTGACAGAGATGGTGCCATGCGCGGGAGTGTTTACAGTGGCGATATAGTTCATTGTGATAATCCTTTAAACAACTTGTTTTCTCGTTGGTTTAATTATCGCAGTGGGTGTGAGGCGTCCAAGCGTTCTGTTTCGGCAGCTGGTGGCCGTCGGGAAGTCGGTGGGTGCTTCGGTAGCCTGGCGGTAAGAGGTGGGTGTTTTTAGCCTGCGGGAAAGCAGGTGGTAGTTAAGAGCCACCAGCATCGGTGGCCCTCCTCTCTCAATGAAGTAATCCGATGTCGATGGTGTCGCCTGAATCAGTTAAGCGGATCATCAACATAGCGAAGGCATTCAGTGGATAGCCGGCGTTCCATTCCGGGAAGCGGTCATCGCGCATGAAATCGGCAATGTCATAAACGCTATCCTGATAATGGAAGAAGCGGGAGCTGGTTTGTTCGTCCGGTTCGACGTGATCCATTTCTTCCTGCTCGGTCGGCGACAGGTCAAGCCAGGATTCCAGCCATACGTTTTCTGCTTTCGGGGAGATGGTGAAATCAGTCATATTTACCACCAAGCGCAAAATGTCAGTCTGTTATTGTAGAAGTCGTGATTTTTAATCAGCTCATCCACAAGCTCTTTCAGCTCTTCCACGTCATTCCAGTACCCTTCATCGTACTCCTGACTACCGAAGAAAAACCCTTCCTGGGTAGGCAGATACTCTTCACAATTGCTTTCGTTTAGACGAATCAAATCAGCCTTGAGAGCACAAATATCATTCATCGTAACTTCTAAAAGTTCACAATTTACAACTTCACCTACGTTGCGGTTCATCCACCCAACGAGAGCATTGAACTTACGGAAGTAGCCAACTTGCTTTCTGGATGCCTCGTTATTCAGATCGTTTTTTGGCTGCGTCTCAATATAGATATCAAGTCCCATGAACATTTCCTCAACTTCGTTAATAACTTATTTTCTTGTTGGTGTTATTATCGCAACTCAGAAAAGGTATAAAACAACTTGTTTACGGGTTGGGGAAAATGGCGCGGGTTGCGCGCCATTGGCTGGTTTACTGGACGTTGTAGACGGACTCAGGCAGATACTCTTCCAGAGAGCCGCCAGACACAATGGTGATGCCGTATGAACCAACCCAGGTATTGTTGGCGCCCAGGTTGCCCTCGATCATATCCTGAACCTGTGCCATCAGGCCTTCGAAAATGGTCTTCGGGTCTGTTCGATAATAGGCTTCAATGGCGGCCAGCAGAGTGTCCGAACCATTTTTCACTGATTGCTCGCCGACGGCATAAACCTTCGAGCGATCTCGCTTAAGAGTTGTGCGGGCCAGCTGGGTGGTCACATGCGGAACAGCCGATGCATCACGGAACTGAACGGTCAGCTGGGCCAGTTTATTGCCTTCTTCGTCAGTGCTGGATGCGTAGTAAAGGTCAAATACTAAATCTTCTTTGGTCAAACTCATTTTTACCTCCATGTAAATGCGTCGTAATACTATCGCCGTAGGTAAGTACTTACAATACAAAAAAGCCCCGAAGGATCGACGGGGCTGTCGTAAATTCGACTAATCTGTGTTGCACATGACTATGCTATGGCGAGGGTTGTTGCGCGTTGAATTTCCTGCTGGGCGACCTTGTTAACTTCCAGTAAAGCCAACTCCAGATCTGACTCAGGCCAGATAACTTGTTTAGCCACCCACCCTTTCCCACTATGGCGCCGGACGTTCATTACAATGCGCGGCACTGTTGCAAATAGCCGGTGGTGATAAACTTATCATCCCCTTTTGCTGATGGAGCTGCACATGAACCCATTCAAAGGCCGGCATTTTCAGCGTGACATCATTCTGTGGGCCGTACGCTGGTACTGCAAATACGGCATCAGTTACCGTGAGCTGCAGGAGATGCTGGCTGAACGCGGAGTGAATGTCGATCACTCCACGATTTACCGCTGGGTTCAGCGTTATGCGCCTGAAATGGAAAAACGGCTGCGCTGGTACTGGCGTAACCCTTCCGATCTTTGCCCGTGGCACATGGATGAAACCTACGTGAAGGTCAATGGCCGCTGGGCGTATCTGTACCGGGCCGTCGACAGCCGGGGCCGCACTGTCGATTTTTATCTCTCCTCCCGTCGTAACAGCAAAGCTGCATACCGGTTTCTGGGTAAAATCCTCAACAACGTGAAGAAGTGGCAGATCCCGCGATTCATCAACACGGATAAAGCGCCCGCCTATGGTCGCGCGCTTGCTCTGCTCAAACGCGAAGGCCGGTGCCCGTCTGACGTTGAACACCGACAGATTAAGTACCGGAACAACGTGATTGAATGCGATCATGGCAAACTGAAACGGATAATCGGCGCCACGCTGGGATTTAAATCCATGAAGACGGCTTACGCCACCATCAAAGGTATTGAGGTGATGCGTGCACTACGCAAAGGCCAGGCCTCAGCATTTTATTATGGTGATCCCCTGGGCGAAATGCGCCTGGTAAGCAGAGTTTTTGAAATGTAAGGCCTTTGAATAAGACAAAAGGCTGCCTCATCGCTAACTTTGCAACAGTGCCCTGGCCATTAATTTTGACCCACCCCAAGGTGGCCAACCGGCCAGAAATGCAGATAGGGTTCCCAGCCTTTTGGCAGGCCGGGAACCGTTCTGATGATGAGGTGGAACGTGATACACAAAATAAAATCATTACATGACGATGGCAAAGGACTTTCCATTCGGGCCATCAGCCGGGAGCTGGGCATCTCGCGCAACAGCGTGCGCAAGTATCTGCGTCAGGATGAAACAACCACTGCCCGCAAGCTGGATAACCCTGTCCGCAGCAAACAGCTCGACACCTACCGGGGATACCTGATCAGCTTGCTGGCCAGCTTTCCCGGGCTCAGTGCAGTCAAGATTGCCCGCAAGCTCAAGGAGAAACTGGGTGAGCTGCCGACCTCCGAGCGCAGTATTCGTCGTTACGTCAGCGCGCTGAAGGAAGAGGTTGCAACCGGTCAGCACCGATATTACGAGCCGGTGGTTGATGAGGTGCCGGGTGTGCAGTGCCAGGTTGACCCGGGCGAGCTGCGTAACGTGCTGATTGGTGGCGTGGAAACAGTGGTGCACTTTGTTGTGTTTGTGCTGGCGTACTCGCGGCTGATGTATGTGGGCCTGTCGTTTAAGCCGCTGGATACCCGGCAGTTCATCCAGCTGCATGACGAAGCGCTGCGCTACTTTGGCGGCATGCCTGAAGAGCTGGTGTACGACCAGACCAAGCTGGTGGTGATTGAGGAGAAATACCGGGAGCTGACCCTCAACGAGCGTTTTCATCAGTACGCCACCACAGCCGGCTTTCGTATCCATGCTTGCGAAGGCTATGACCCCGAGAGCAAGGGCAAGGTTGAAGCGGGCGTCAAATACGTCAAGCAGGACTGCTTTTACGGCGAGACCTTCCGTGATGAGCAGCACCTGCGCGAGCATGTGCATCACTGGCTGGACAAGGTCGCCAATGTGCGGGCACACGGCACCACAGGTGAGGCACCTCAGCTGCGTTTTGAACGTGACGAACAGGCTCTGCTCAAGCCCTACCTGTCACCCTCTTGCGTCACATCTGAAGCCCGTGAGACCCGCAAGGCGGATAAGACCGGACTGATCTCCTGGAAGGCCAACAAGTACTCTGTGCCCATGGCCTGGCAGCAAAGCCGTGTCGGTGTGCTGGAAGACGACAGCCAGCTGCATGTGATTGATCTACAAACTGGCGAAGTGATTGCCCAGCATGCGTTGGCGGGCGGCAAAGGTCAGATTATCAAAAACACCCACCACTACCGTGACCATGCCCAGCGCCGGCAGCAGCTGGAGCAGGACATTCAAGTACTGGTGGGCGACGAGGCACTCAGCCTGGCCTTGTGTGATCAGTTGCGGAGATCCTTGCCCAAGGTCTATAAGGATCAACTGTTCGCAGTACGCAACCTGCTGAGTAAGCACGCACCTGTTGAACGGGACATGCTGTTGAACCTGAGCCAGAAGCCGGGCCTGACCGCCCGACAGATCGAAGCGTATCTGGTGGCCACCCAGCTGGCCAGCCGGCGTGAGCGTCTGCCTGAGCCCGTGCCAGAGGCTCCGTCAGAGCTGGACTTGAGTGCATACCGACAGCTTGGCCGCTCGACTGGCCAGGAGGTGACCCATGGGCATGCTTGAACAGACTGCCGCCCAGTACCGTAGCCTGCGCATGACCTCCATCGCCGCAGAGCTCGCCCAGTTACTGGCCGAGGCCGAAGCCAGTGAAATGTCGTTCCTGAGCTTTGCACAGCGACTGGCTGAATACGAACTCCAGCAGCGTCAGGCCAACCGGGTACAGCGCAATTACAAGACGGCAGGCTTTCCTGCGCACAAGCATCTGGAGGGCTTTGACTATCGCCACCAGACCACCATCAGCAAGCGCCAGATCAACAGCCTGCTGGACTTCCGGTTCATCGACGAGCGCAACAACGTGATCTTCATCGGCCCGCCAGGCGTGGGCAAGACCCACCTGGCCATCGGGATTGGCCACAAGGCCGTCGAGGCCGGATACCGGGTATTGTTTCGCACCGCGCTGGAGTTGGTGGAAGAACTGGAGCTGGCAGAAATGAAGGGCGAGCTGAAAAAGAAAATCAGCCAGCTGAGCAAGGTCGACCTCTTGATCATCGATGAGCTGGGCTACCTGCCCATGACCCGGCAGGCCCGCTACAACCTGTTCCAGCTGATCAACAGTCTGTACGAATACCGGTCTATCATCCTGACCACCAACAAGGACTTCACCTGCTGGGGCGAGTTCTTCCACGACGACAACGTGGCAGTACCGATCATCGACCGAATCATCCATCACTCACACATCTTTATGCTGGGAGGAGAGAGCTATCGGCTGAAACAGAAAACAACGGGTTAAACGTGCAAGGGTGGGTCAATTTTATTGGCCAAAGGTGGGTCAAAATTAATGGCCATTGACAAATGGCAAGAAGCACAGGCTCCAAATGTGACTTTATGACGTCGACGACTATCCGCACCTGAGCGGATACCTCTGCGGGGACGGTGTGGTTCATGCATGACGCCTAACGTTTGACATGAGGGGCGGCCAAGGGCGCCAGCCCTTGGACGTCCCCCTCGATGGAAGGGTTAGGCATCACTGCGTGTTCGCTCGAATGCCTGGCGTGTTTGAACCATGTACACGGCTGGACCATCTGGGGTGGTTACGGTACCTTGCCTCTCAAACCCCGCTTTCTCGTAGCATCGGATCGCTCGCAAGTTGCTCGGCGACGGGTCCGTTTGGATCTTGGTGACCTCGGGATCATTGAACAGCAACTCAACCAGAGCTCGAACCAGCTTGGTTCCCAAGCCTTTGCCCAGTTGTGATGCATTCGCCAGTGACAGGTCTATTCCGCGTACTCCTGGATCGGTTTCTTCTTCCCACCATCCGTCCCCGCTTCCAAGAGCAACGTACGACTGGGCATACCCAATCGGCTCTCCATTCAGCATTGCAATGTATGGAGTGACGGACTCTTGCGCTAAAACGCTTGGCAAGTACTGTTCCTGTACGTCAGCAAGTGTCGGGCGTGCTTCTTCTCCGCCCCACCACTCGACGATATGAGATCGATTTAGCCACTCATAGAGCATCGCAAGGTCATGCTCAGTCATGAGGCGCAGTGTGACGGAATCGTTGCTGTTGGTCACGATGCTGTACTTTGTGTAGTTGGTCAT